GACAATTGTAAAACATCACTTTCTTCCATATAAAATGAAGTATCTTTTGCTACAACAACTAAAGTAGAAGTAGCAGGTATTGAAATAGATCCAGCAATATAATAAGATGTTGGTGAAGCAGAATTTCTATTAAAAATTACGTTGGCTGTAACTGTTGCAGCACTATAATTTGCAAGTTGTATGTTATTTACTTTATATACTTTACCACTACTTGCAGAATTCGTCACCACGTTTGATACAACTGTGGTAACATTTGCTAAATTTGTATTCGCTGTTATTTGACTTACATTAACTATATTTGGTGCTGCCATTTAATTATCCTCCGAATACTATCGCCATTGCAATAGATTTACCTGTTGTTGCTGCCGTATTTGCTTTATCAAAAGCCGCTTGTGCAAGAACTGTTGAACCACCAGGATCACCTACAAGTTCTCGCACTTGTACAATTTCACCATTCGTTGGTGCCGTTGAGAATGATAGTGTGCTTCCACTTACAGTATAATCAGTAATAGGTCTTTGTGCGATACCATTTTGGAACACAAGAACACTATTTGCTGAAACGCCACTCGTAACAGTAAAGTTTGTATTTGAACCATCTCCAAGGTAATTTCTATTTATGAACGTACCAAAGATATTCTTAATAGTGGTAATTTCAATATTTGCAGTATTGGGTGGTGCTTCATCGAAGGTAATTGTTGTACCACTTACAGAGTATGTTAATCTGGATTGCGTTACACCATCAAACACTGCGGTAACAAAATTCTCATTTGCCGGTGTGGTAGTTAATGTAAATTGTGTACATGCACCCGTGCCAGTAAAGTTATCAACAACAATTTCCGAAGAGCCGCCAGCAACTTTATTTACTAACGAAACAATATCAATAGCAATATAACAATTGTATAATCTTCACCACTTGGTTCTTGTGTCAGTGTAAATTGTGTACAGGCACCAGTTCCAGTGAATGAGTCCACTTTCATCGTAGATGCATATTGACCTGTACCTCCGCCTCCACCACCTCCTGTATTTGCTGCAGCAAAGGCTGCATTAGCATACACACTAGCTGAGTTTGCGGTGTCTCTTGCGTAAGAGTCTGTACCAGCACCTCCACCGGAGTTAGCAACAGCAAAAGCTGCATTAGCATGTATGAAAGATGCATTAGCATAACTTGATGCAGAATTAGCTACATGACTTGGTGTATTAGCAGCAGTAAATGCTAAATTAGCATAAATTTCACCAGATTGAGCACCTATTTTTAAATAATTTGCACCATCGTTGGTAAATTCCCATGAATTGTCATCTTCAACCCATCTCAATTGCACAGGATTTTCATCACCACGAAGTATTCTTATACCTGCATTTTGTGTAGGAACTCCTACAGTGCCAAATCCTAAATCGATAATATGATCTGAAGTTCTTAATGTATTGACTGTTAATGTCGTTGTACAACCTGTTACACTAATATTTCCATTAACAGTTAAATCACCAGAAATTGTACCACCAGAAGAATTTAATTTATTGTTAGCAGTACCAAATGCTGAGTTAGCATAACTGCCAGCTGTTACAGCTTTAGAATCGGCAGTTGCAGCATTAGTTGTGGCTGTATTAGCAGTACCAAAAGCACTATTAGCATACGATCCAGATGTTACTGCTTTACTGTCCGATGTATTAGCAGTACCAAATGCTGAGTTAGCATAACTGCCAGCTGATACTGCTTTACCATCAGCAGTTGCAGCATTAGTTGTGGCTGTATTAGCAGTACCAAATGCTGAGTTAGCATAACTGCCAGCTGATACTGCTTTACCATCAGCAGTTGCAGCATTAGTTGTGGCTGTATTAGCAGTACCAAAAGCACTATTAGCATACGATCCAGATGTTACTGCTTTAGAATCGGCAGTTGCAGCATTAGTTGTGGCTGTATTTGCTTGAGTATAAGCTCCATTAGCATAGTTACCAGATGTTACTGATTTACTATCTGCCGTATTAGCAGTATCAAATGCTGCATTAGCATAACTGGAAGCACTATTAGCTACCTCAAAAGCTGCATTAGCATGAGGTCTAGCATAATTGTCAACTGAGCCACTTGAAATTGTGTTAGCTAAAGCAAATGCAGCATTAGCATAACCAGAAGCACTATTAGCTACCTCAAAAGCAGCATTAGCATGAGGTCTGGCATAGCTATCAATTGATCCACTTGAGATTGTATTAGCTAAAGCAAATGCAGCATTAGCATAACTGCCAGCTGTTACTGCTTTACCATCAGCAGTTGCAGCATTAGTAGTTGCGGTATTAGCTTGAGTATAAGCTGAGTTAGCATAAGATCCTGCTGTTACAGCTTTACCATCAGCAGTTGCAGCATTTGTAGTTGCGGTATTTGCTTGAGTATAAGCTCCATTAGCATAACTGCCAGATGTTACTACTTTACTATCTACTGTATTAGCAGTATCAAATGCAGAATTAGCATAACTGGAAGCACTGTTAGCAGTATTATATGCAGCATTAGCATGAGGTCTAGCGTAGTTATCAACTGAACCACTAGAAATTGTGTTAGCTAAATCAAAGGCAGCATTAGCATAAAGTCCTGCACTTAAAGCTTTTGAATCTGACGTATTGGCAGCACCAAATGCTGAGTTAGCATAACTGCCAGCTGTTACAGCTTTACCATCAGCAGTTGCAGCATTAGTAGTTGCGCTATTTGCAGTACCAAATGCTGAATTGGCATAACTGGAAGCTGCATTAGCAGCATTTCTTACCCATGTGTCTGTAGCATTGTTAGCAGCAGCAAATGCTGAGTTAGCATAACTGGATGATGAGTTGGCAACACTAAATGCAGCATTAGAATAACTTTCTGCTGACTGTGAAGAAATATTAATAAAAGAGGCACCATCATTACTGAACTGCCAATATTTTGCACTTTCATTCCATCTTAATTGTACAGGTACTTCATCTCCACGAATTACTCTTATGCCACCATTTTCAGTGGGTGTTCCTGTTGTAAAATTACTGTTAAGATCAATTAAATTATCAGCTATAGTTACAATTTCTGTATCTACTATCGTTCTAGTTCCACTTACGGTTAAGTTACCAGTAATGATTACATCGCCAGAAACAGTGCCACCAGAAGAAGAATATTTTGTATTTGCTACACCAAATGCCGAATTAGCATAATCGCCAGCTGTTACTGCTTTACTGTCAGCAGTAGCAGCATTTGTAGTAGCTGTATTAGCTTGACCATAAGCACTATTAGCATAACTGCCAGCTGTTACAGCTTTACCATCAGCAGTTGCAGCATTTGTAGTAGCTGTATTAGCTTGACCATAAGCTGAGTTAGCATAACTTGATCCACTATTAGCTGCTTCAAATGCAGCATTAGAATTAGGTCTAGCATAATTATCAACTGAGCCACTTGAAACTGTGTTAGCTAAAGCAAAAGCTGCATTAGCATATAAACCAGCTGAATTAGCAGCATCAAAACTTAATCCTGCGCCGCCGCCAGAGAAAGTATTAATTTCAATTTTGGAATTTAATGGAGGTGCTGTACTAAATGTTATTACATTACCCGTTAACGAATAATTGTTTTTAGACTGAACTAATCCGGAAATGCTTATTAAAGTTAAATTCTCACTATTAGGAGTGTTTATTAGTGTAAATTCTGTACAAGCTCCATCGCCCAAAAACTCATCTACATAACCAACTATTGATGTTCCAGTTCCTATTAAAGTATTTGCAAAATTAAATGCGGTATTTGAATGTAATGATGCTGCATTAGATAGGTCTCTAGCATACTGATCTACATTACCTGAAGATAGTGTATTAGCTAAAGCAAAAGCAGCATTAGCATACAAACTTGCGGATTGAGACTTAGAATCCGATGTATTTGCAGTACCAAATGCTGAATTGGCATAACTGGAAGCTGCATTAGCAGCATTTCTTACCCATGTGTCTGTAGCATTGTTAGCAGCAGCAAATGCTGAGTTAGCATACGATCCAGCAATTAAAGCATTACTGTTGGCATTAGAAGCATTAGTTGTGGCTGTATTAGCAGTATCAAATGCAGAATTAGCATAAGAACCCGAAGTAACTGCTTTCTGATCAGCAGTCGCAGCATTGGTAGTAGCTGTATTAGCCTGACCATAAGCTGAGTTAGCATAACTGCCAGCACTCGTTGCTTTACTGTCTGATGTATTAGCTTGACCATAAGCTGAGTTAGCATAACCAGAAGCACTGTTAGCTACCTCAAATGCTGCATTAGCATGTGGTCTAGCATAGTTGTCAACTGAACCACTTGAAACTGTATTAGCTAAAGCAAAGGCTGCATTAGCATAACTGCCAGCTGTTACAGCTTTACTGTCTGACGTATTAGCAACACTAAATGCAGAGTTAGCATAGTTACCAGCTGTTACAGCTTTACTATCAGCAGTTCCAGCGTTAGCATCTGCCGTATTAGCAGTACCAAATGCTGAGTTAGCATAACTTGAAGCTGAATTAGCAGTACCAAATGCTGCATTAGCATAAAGTCCCGCACTTACGGCTTTACTATCTGCTGTATTAGCCACACCAAATGCACCGTTAGCATAACTGGAAGCTGAATTAGCTACCTCAAATGCAGCATTAGCATGTGGTCTAGCATAGTTGTCAACTGAACCACTTGAGATTGTATTAGCTAAAGCAAACGCAGCATTAGCATAAATGCCAGCTGTTACAGCTTTACCATCAGCAGTCGCAGCATTAGTTGTGGCAGTGTTTGCTTGGCCATAAGCTGAATTAGCATAACCAGAAGAACTATTAGCTGCCTCAAATGCTGCGTTAGAATAACTACCAGCTGATACTGCTTTACTATCTGCTGTATTTGCTGCATTAAAAGCAGAATTAGTATAATTAATTGGATCATATCCACGAATTGATATTACATCCGTAACAATATTCGCAGTTAAATTGGCAACTCTAAAAGTAGAATTAGCAACATCAATTACATTATTCGGTGTTAGTGTATCGAAACTGGCATCTTCGTAATTGTAAAACAAATAATAACGACCATCGGTAGCATCACGGAATAAACCAGTATGTTTCTGAGTTACTCCAGCATCAGTACTATAATGTCCAAAAAACCCGATATCAATTGCATCAGATTCATTATTAGCAGCTAACTGAATTAAAGAATCATCTATTTTTATACTAGAGACTGCAATTGAGGTTGCATTGCCAAATACTGTTAAATTGCCAGTAATACTTAAATCGCCAGAGATTGTGCCGCCAGTATTTGATACGTTATTATTCGCAGTATTAAATGCTGAGTTGGCATAACTACCCGCTGTTACAGCTTTGCTGTCAGCAGTGGCCGCATTAGTAGTTGCAGTATTAGCTGCACCAAATGCTGAATTGGCATAACCAGAAGCACTGTTAGCTACATCAAAGGCAGCATTAGCATGAGGTCTGGCATAAGCATCAACAGAACCACTCGAAACTGCATTAGCTAAAGCAAAGGCAGCATTAGCATAAAGTCCTGCTGAGTTGGCTGCACCAAATGAAGGATTAACATCAGAAGAAAATACTAATACATCAATATTATCACTTAACTTTGGCGCTTCAGAAAATATAACATTTGCAGCAGATAAACTATAAGAAGATTTTAATTGAGTGACACCTTCTATAGTAATTAAAGTATAATCTTCATTTGCAGGAGTTGTTGATAATTGAAAAGTTGTACAAGAACCCGTTCCAACAAAAGTGTCATTTTTAACACTCAATATAAAATTACCATTTGCCGCTACAGCTGAAGCTAAGTCATAAGCAGAATTTGCTTTTGTAAATGATGAGTTAGCATAACTGCCAGCTGTTACAGCTTTACTGTCAGATGTATTCGCTGCGCCAAATGCTGAATTAGCATAACTAGATGCACTATTGGCAGCATCTCTAACCCAAGTATCTACCGCATTATTGGCAGCTGCAAAAGCACTATTAGCATAACTGCCAGCTGTTACTGCTTTACCATCAGCAGTTGCAGCATTGGTGTTTGCGGTGTTTGCTTGACCATAGGCTGAGTTAGCGTAATTACCAGCTGTTACAGCTTTACCGTCAGCAGTATTAGCTGCACTGAAGGATGAGTTAGCATAGTCTCCTGCCGTTACTGCTTTACTGTCAGCAGTGGCCGCATTGGTAGTTGCTGTATTTGCTTGTCCATATGCTGAATTGGCATATGATCCTGATGTTATTGCTTTATCGTCAGCAGTATTAGCTGCACTGTACGCACCATTAGCATACAATCCAGCTGTTACTGCTTTACCGTCAGCAGTAGCAGCATTCGTAGTTGCTGTATTAGCCTGACCATAAGCTGAGTTAGCGTAATTACCAGATGTTACTGCTTTAGAGTCAGCAGTATTAGCTGCACCAAATGCAGAGTTAGCATAACTTGATCCACTATTAGCAGTATTGAATGCAGCATTAGCATGTGGTCTAGCATAATTATCAACCGAACCACTTGATACTGTATTAGCTAAAGCAAAGGCTGCATTAGCATAACTGCCAGCTGTTACAGCTTTAGTATCGGCCGTAGCAGCATTCGTAGTTGCTGTATTTGCTTGACCATAAGCAGAGTTAGCATACGATCCAGCTGTTACAGCTTTACTGTCTGATGTATTAGCAGCACCAAATGCCGAGTTAGCATAGTTACCTACTGTAGTTATTTTACTATCAGCGGAGTTAGCAGTTGCAAATGCCGAGTTGGCATATTGTTCAGATATTTGAGAAGCTACATTTGAATATGATACACCATCATTACTGAACTGCCAATATTTTGCACTTTCATTCCATCTTAATTGTACAGGTACTTCATCACCTCGGATAACCCTTATGCCACCATTTTCAGTAGGAGTACCGGTAACAAAATTACTGTTAAGATCAATTAAATTATCAGCTATAGTTACAATTTCTGTATCTACTATCGTTCTAGTTCCACTTACCGTTAAATTACCAGTAACGACAATATCTCCTGTAATAGTACCACCAGAAGATGAGAATTTAGTATTAGAAGAACTAAATGCGGAGTTAGCATATGAACCAGCACTTGTTGCTTTATCATCAGCAGTTGCAGCATTAGTCGTAGCAGTGTTTGCTTGAGTATAAGCTGAATTAGCATATGAACCAGCACTTGTTGCTTTACCATCAGCAGTTGCAGCATTAGTCGTAGCAGTATTTGCTTGAGTATAAGCCGAGTTAGCGTAATTACCAGCACTTACTGCTTTACTATCGGCCGTGTTAGCAGAAGCAAATGCACCGTTAGCATAACTGGAAGCTGAATTAGCTACCTCAAATGCTGCGTTAGCATGTGGTCTAGCGTAGTTATCAACCGATCCACTTGATACTGTGTTAGCTAAAGCAAAGGCTGCATTAGCATAATTACCAGATGTTACAGCTTTACTATCAGCAGTATTGGATGTTAAAAATGCTGAATTAGCATAACTCGAACCACTATTCGCAGTATTAAATGCACCATTAGCATAGTCACTTGCTGATACAGCTTTAGAATCGGCAGTAGCAGCATTAGTGATTGCGGTGTTAGCTTGACCGTAAGCAGAGTTAGCATATTCTCCAGCACTTACTGCTTTACTGTCAGCAGTAGCAGCATTTGTTGTGGCGGTGTTAGAAGAACTAAATGCTGAATTAGCATAACTGCCAGCACTTATCGCTTTACTGTCAGCAGTAGCCGCATTGGTAGTTGCGGTATTAGCCTGACCGTAAGCCGAATTAGCATAAACAGAGGAACTATTAGCTACCTCAAATGCTGCATTAGCATGAGGTCTAGCATAGTTGTCAACTGAACCACTTAAAACAGTATTCGCAGCAGCAAAAGCACTATTAGCATAACTGCCAGCTGTTACTGCTTTACCATCAGCTGTAGCAGCATTTGCAGTAGCTGTATTAGCAGTACCAAAAGCGGAATTAGCATAACTGCCAGCTGTTACTGCTTTACTGTCTACTGTATTAGCAGTACCAAAGGCTGAGTTAGCATAACTTTCTACTGATTGTGAAGCTATGTTATTATAATTAGATCCATCAACAGTAAATTGCCATTGATCTACAGTTTCATTCCATCTCAATTGTACGGGCAACTCATCACCGCGTATAATTCTTATACCGGCATTTTCAGTAGGTGCTCCCGATGTAAAGTTACTATTGAGGTCAATTAGATTGTCAGCAAGATTTAATGTCTCAGTATTAATAATAGTCTGAGTTCCACTTACTGTCAAATTACCAGTAACAACAACATCTCCTGTAATAGTACCACCAGAGGAAGAATATTTGTTATTGGCAGCACTAAATGCTGAGTTAGCATAGCTACCAGATGTTACTGCTTTACTATCGGCCGTGTTAGCAGAAGCAAATGCATTGTTAGCATAACTGGAAGCTGAATTAGCTACCTCAAATGCAGCATTAGCATGAGGTCTAGCATAGTTATCAATTGCACCAGAAGATATAGTATTAGCTAAAGCATAGGCTGCATTAGCATATAATCCAGATGTTACAGCCTTAGCGTCTGCGGTGTTTGCAGAACCAAATGCTGAGTTAGCGTAATTACCAGCTGTTACAGCTTTACTATCAGCAGTATTAGCTGCACCAAAAGATGAGTTAGCATATTCTCCAGCACTTACTGCTTTACTGTCAGCAGTGGCCGCATTAGTAGTAGCTGTATTAGCCTGAACATATGCCGAATTAGCATACGATCCAGCTGTTACAGCTTTACCATCAGCAGTGTTAGCAACATCAAATGCTGCGTTAGCATAATTACCAGCACTAACAGCCTTACTATCGGCCGTAGCCGCATTAGTTGTGGCTGTATTAGCCTGACCAAAGGCAGCATTAGCATATGATCCAGCGTTTACTGCTTTAGTATCCGCTGTATTGGCAGCACCAAATGCTGAGTTAGCGTATGATCCAGATGTTGATACTTTATCATCAACAGTATTAGCTGTTGCAAATGCTGAGTTAGCGTATGATCCAGATGTTACAGCTTTACCGTCAGCAGTATTAGCTGCACTGAAGGATGAGTTAGCATAACTGCCAGCTGTTACTGCTTTACCATCAGCTGTAGCAGCATTTGTAGTTGCGGTATTTGCTTGAGTATAAGCAGAGTTAGCATAACTGCCAGCAGAAATAGAATTGACATTTGCTGTGTTGGCAATACCAAACGCTGAATTAGCGTAATTACCAGCATCTACAGCTTTAGTATCGGCCGTAGCAGCATTAGTTGTGGCAGTGTTTGCTTGACCATAAGCAGAGTTAGCATAAGAACCAGCCGTAACAGCTTTACTGTCTGATGTATTGGCTGCTAAAAATGCAGAATTAGAATAAGAAGAACTACTGTTAGCTACCTCAAATGCAGCGTTAGCATGTGGTCTAGCATAATTATCGATTGCACCAGAGGATACAGTATTAGCTAAAGCGTAGGCTGAATTAGCATATAATCCAGATGTTACAGCCTTACTGTCGGCTGTATTGGCAGCACTAAATGCTGAGTTAGCATAAGAACCTGAAGAATTTGCAGCACTAAATGCTGAGTTAGCTTCAGTTTTAACTTTATTAAGTTGATTGGAAGTAGACTGATTGCCAATATAAGAATATGTCATGTTAGCTTATTTCTAATACGCTTAAGATTACATCTAAAGAAGAAGATGTATCTGATTGAACTTTAATTAAGTCACCAGACTCTAAAACCAATTTTTGATCTCCTCCAATAGGAACTAATGCACTACCAGGTTCTATCAATGCACTTTTAACTAAGAAATAATCTGTTCCGGAAGAAGTAACAAAAACATTTGCTTTTACATCTGCCTGAGTAACATTCGCAACACTCATACCTATAACGGTGGCTTGAACACCAGTAGCAGTATAAATTGTGTCTGAAGTTTGACCTACACTTTGTGAAAAACTATTTTTAAACGTATTTGCCATTTATTTTCCTCAATAAACAATATTTATCCTAGTGCAATGGCAAAGGCTAAAGCGTCGGATATAGCAGTATTTGCTGCAGAGTAAGATGCATTTGCATGAGTATAAACAGTATTTGTATAATTAATTGGATCATATCCACGAATTGATATTACATCTGTAATGACGTTTGCAGTTAAATTAGCAACTCTAAAAGTAGAATTAGCAACATCAATTACATTATTCGGCGATAGAGTTTCGAAACTAGGATCTTCATAATTGTAAAATAGATAATAACGACCATCATTAGCGTCACGGAATAAACCAGTATGTTTTTTAGACACGCCAGCATCTGGGCTATAATGACCAAAGAAACCTATATCAATCGTATCGGACGATTCATTATTAGCAGCTAATTGAATTAAAGAATCATCTATTTTTATACTTGAAACAGCTATAGAAGTAGCATTACCTAATACCGTCAAATTACCAGTAACACTTAAATCACCAGAGATTGTGCCTCCTGATGTGCTTAACTTAGTATTAGCAACACCAAATGCACTATTGGCATAGCTACCAGCTGTTACAGCTTTAGAGTCGGCAGTATTTGCAGCATCAAAAGATGAATTAGCATGTGTAAATGCTGCATTAACATGTGGTCTAGCGTAGTTATCAATTGCGCCAGAAGATATAGTATTAGCTAAAGCATAAGCTGAATTAGCGTAACTGCCTGCACTTATAGCATTACTGTTGGCCGTATTGGCAGAACTGAATGCTGCATTAGCATAACTTTCTGCTGATTGTGAAGCAATATTACTATAATTTAATCCATCATTTGTAAACGACCAACTATCATTCGTTTCATTCCATAAAATTAATGTTGGATTTAAATCTCCACGCATGGCTCTTAAACCAGCGTTTTCTACGGGATTATTTCCTATCTGTTCAACATTAACTTCAATTATGCCATCTTGAACAATGAAATGTGGTACACTAAATTCGGCGGTATTTCCTTGAATTGTTACATTACCAGTAATGATTACATCACCACTTACGGTACCACCTGAAGATGAGAACTTGGTATTAGCCGCACCAAATGCTGAATTGGCGTATAGTCCAGCACTTGTCGCTTTACTGTCAGCAGTAGCCGCATTTGTAGTTGCGGTATTTGCTTGAGTATAGGCTCCATTAGCATAAGATCCTGCACTTGATGCTTTACTGTCAGCAGTATTAGCAGCAGTGAACGCAGAATTGGCGTATAATCCAGCACTTATCGCTTTATCATCAGCTGTAGCTGCATTAGTAGTTGCGGTATTAGCTTGAGTATAAGCTCCATTAGCATAAGATCCTGCACTTACCGCTTTACTATCCGATGTATTAGCTTGACTGTAAGCAGAATTAGCATAATCGCCAGCTGTTACTGCTTTACTGTCAGCAGTAGAAGCATTTGTAGTTGCGGTGTTGGCCTGACCATAAGCAGAGTTAGCGTAATTACCAGATGTTACAGCTTTACCGTCAGCAGTATTAGCTGTATCAAAAGCAGAGTTAGCATAAGATCCGGATGTTACTGCTTTACCATCAGCTGTAGCAGCATTAGTTGTAGCAGTGTTTGCTTGTCCGTATGCTGAATTGGCATAGTTACCTGCCGTTACAGCTTTGCTATCAGATGTATTTGCAGATCCAAAGGCAGCATTAGCATAGTTACCGGCTGTTACTGCTTTTGAATCAGCAGTTGCAGCATTGGTATTTGAAGTATTAGCTTGTTCATACGCTGAGTTAGCATAAGAACCAGATGTTACAGCCTTAACATCAGCAGTATTAGCAACAGTAAATGCTGAATTTGCATAAACACCTGATGTTACAGCTTTAGTGTCTGCTGTATTAGCCTTATCATAAGCACCGTTAGCATAACTGCCAGCTGTTACAGCTTTAGAATCGGAAGTATTTGCAGCACTGTACGCACCATTAGCATAGTCACCTGCTGTTACAGCTTTACCATCAGCAGTGGCCGCATTAGTAGTTGCGGTATTTGCTTGAGTATAAGCTCCATTAGCATATGATCCTGATGTTACAGCTTTAGAATCCGAGGTATTTGCAGCACTAAATGCCGAGTTAGCATAATTACTACCACTTAAAGAAGTATCATTTGCGGTGTTAGCTAAATTAAATGATGCATTAGCATGAGTAAATGCTGCGTTAACATGTGGTCTTGCATAAGTATCAACTGCACTTATAGATAACGTATTGGCTAAAGCAAATGCTGCATTAGCATAAGCGCCAGATGTAGCACCAACTGAAAAAGCTATGTTCGAAGAATTAAACGCAGCATTAGCATAAGCACCAGAAGAATTTGCAGCAACAAAAGCAGAGTTAGCATAACTACCAGACGTTACAGCTTTATCGTCAGCAGTATTAGCTGCACTAAAGGATGAGTTGGCGTAAATTGCAGTTGTGTTTTGTGCAGCAAATGCTGCATTAGCGTAAGATTCGGCCGATGCAGAAGAAAGGTTTGTATAGGTTGTTCCATCTACCGTATACTGCCAATTGTCTACAGTTTCATTCCAAATTAAAGCTACGTTTGATAATGATCCTCTATTAACCTCTATACCAGCATTAAAGATAGCAGGAGATAATAAATTGGTTGCTGCATTTAATGTAATTATATTATCTTTGATTAATACAGTTTGTGTATTAGCATAAACTGTCTCACCAACTATTGTTAAATTGCCAGTAACAACGATATCACCACTTACAGTACCACCAGAAGATGAGAATTTAGTATTAGCTAAAGAATAAGCGGAATTAGCATAAATGCCTGTTACATTCTGACTTTCATAAGCAGAATTTGCATGAGTGAAAGCTAAGTTAGCATAAATGCCTGTTGTATTCTGACTCTCATAAGATGAGTTGGACTTTAAGAAAGCTGAGTTAGCATATTCTTCAGCAGTTGACGAACCTACATTACTATAAGTAAATCCATCATTAGTAAATGTCCATTTTAATAATGATTCGTTCCATCTAAACTGTACGGGTACCTCATCTCCACGAATTACTCTAATACCAGCAGGATTTGTAGGTGTACCAACTGTCTCCGATGAAATATCAATAATATTGTCTTGCACACTTAAAGTCGATACACTAAGTGATGCCTGAATTGCATCTATCGTTACATTACCGTTAATTATTACATTACCGGTAATTGTTCCACCAGAAGATGAGAATTTAGTATTTACGGCACTAAATGCGGAGTTTACATGTATAAACGATGCATTGGCATGTGTAAATGCCGCATTAACATGAGGTCTAGCAAAGAAGTCTACAGAGTCAGCAGCTAAAGTATTTGCATAAGCAAATGCTGCATTAGAATGTATAAAACTGGAATTAGCATAATTACCAGCACTATTCGAAGCATCGAAAGCTGCTTGACCTGTTGCCAAATCAATAATACTATTCGCCTTAGCATAAGCAGCAACAGCAATAACAGTAGCAAGGTTTGCCTGTGTATAAGAAGAATCTGCTACAGCTAACGTATTATTGGCATTTGTATAAGCAGCATTAGAATGAGCTCTTGCATATAAGTCAGTTACAGAAAACGTAATTGAATTTGCAGCAGCAAATGCCGCATTCGCATGAGTGTATGCTGAATTAGAATAAGAACCTACTACGTTAGCAACAGAGTTTGAAGAATTAAAAGCTGCATTAGCTTTATCAAAAGAACTCTGGTTGAACTCTGGACTTAAAGAATTCGCAGCAGCAAACGCTGCATTGGCATAAAGTGACGCGGAGTTTGCAACATGACTTGGTGTATTAGCCTGTATAAACGCTGCATTAGCCGTATTATAGGAGGCATTTGCTTGACTAAACGAAGAATTTGTTCTTGTAAATGCAGAGTTGGTTCTATCAAAAGCTGCACTAACACTAATACCAGCTTGAGTACCTAATGCAAATGATGAATTAGCTTGTGCAAAGGCGGCATTCGCATATGACTCGGCTGAGTCTGTTGCAAAATTACTATAGTTTGTACCATCGTTTGTAAATGTCCATCTATCTGCAACTTCATTCCATGTTATATGAACATTTGATGAGGAACCTCTTGCAACTTCTATGCCAGCATTTTGAGTGGGAGCTAAATTGTTAGGTAAATCAGCATTTAATGTGATGATATTGTCGCCAATAAGTAACTGATTTGTGCCAATATAATTGACATCACCCGATATACTTAAATTACCAACAATCGATACGTTACCATTAATTGTGCCGCCAGTTAAACTTAATTTAGTATTAGCAGCATTAAATGAAGCGTTGGCGTGTCTATAAGCTAATGTAGTAGAAGTATTTGTAGATACTGAAATATTTTCAGCATTTACTGCAACTCCCTGAAAACTCTGTATTAACTCACCAAGAGCAACAACAATATTAGCTGTATTTACTGAAGCATCATAAGCTGAATTTGCTGTATCAAACGAAGCATTTACGGAAGTTGAAACATAACTGACTAAACTGTAGGCTTCATTTGCAGTTTGTCCTGCGTTAGCTCCAGTATTCGCAACAGCAAAAGCCGCATTAGCATGTATATAACTTAGTCCAGCCAAATCTAAAGCTATATTTGCAATTGAACTAGGAGTATTAGCAGCTAAAGAACTAGAATTTGCTAAATTAAAAGCCGCATTAGCACGATCAAATGCAGACTGATTAAAATTGGGACTTAAACTATTGGCTGCATTAAAAGCTGCTTGCGCTAATACATTTGCTGCATTAGCTTTATCAAAGGCAGCAGTTGCTTGTTCTTGTGATGCTACAGAAATCGCTAAATTGGAAACAGCTGTTACTCTACCCTTGGTGTCAACTGTAATTACAGGAATATTAGTAGAATTACCGTATGTACCAGATACACCGGGAACTATAGTACTTAATTCAACTTGAAAATTAACTGTATTACCAAAGGTCGTAAATACATTCGATTGAACATCACCCGAAAGAACTATTTGAACTGAATTATGGAGTGCGTTTGCTCTATCCGCAATACCATCTAAATTTCCAATAAATCCAGGAGTATCATCTTGTGTTGATATAAAAACACTAGTTCTAATATCACCATCTACATTCCGTAAAACTAAAGTTCCGGATGAAGTGTTACTACTTCTCTGATCTATTATGTTAGTGTAATAACTACCACCAATAATTTCATACGATCCGGCTTCAGTTCCTATGAATAAATTACCAGAAGGAAATGAATAAGCTAATTCACCACCAAGAAGTGAGTTTGCAGTAGGTACAGTATTCGCGGTAGAATACTTGGTTACAATTGCTGTTGACACTTAGAAGCTTCCGCCGTTAATTACAGGAATTTCTTTCATAACATACTTATTGGATCCAGATTCATAAGTCAAAACGAATCCTTCTTCCACACCCTGAGTTTCAACATTATTCAATTGTGATAGAGCTAAATTTGCAGTTCTGGCCACGGTAACCGAAGATATAGTTGTTTTTTGTGGTTTTACGTTTACATTTATTGGCATTTTTTATCTCGTAACGTTAGGAAGGACAGTAATTATACCTTCAAAAATTCTTGTGATTTCACCTGCGCCATCATCTATTTCTACATCATAAACGTATCGTCCCGGAGTTAAATTTGCAGTATTTGCTGCTGACATGATCATAGTGATTTCTCCAATGTTAGGAGTGGTCACTTGAACATTAAAATCGTATTTTGTTGAGGAGTAGTAAGATTTTCTCATCTGGGACCTGGCAATATATCCATACAGGTTTTGGCCTGCGCCGGTACCATCATTTACAGTAATTACGGTGTTAAAAGTCGCACCCTGGTCTATGGTAAGTTCTACAAATTCAGCCACATTAAACTCCCTTTGTTAATGTGGTATTTAGTCAAACTGACATCTTTACTATACCGAAAAGCTACTTCCACAGCCACAGGTCGTCTGTGCATTAGGGTTTTCTATAGTAAAAGTGTGTCCCATAATATCTTCTTTGAAATTCAAAGTTGCGGTTTCCAAATATTGCATACTGAAAGAGTCTACAAGAATTGAAAAACCATCTAAAGGAATTTCAAAATCATCTTCGGAAACAGATTCTTCAAAATCAAAACCATATTTAAAACCAGAACATCCACCACCCTCAACATAGACCCTCAAGTATTTGTTTTCATCGTCTAAATATTGTTTGATTTCATTTACAGCAGATTCAGTTATATTAAGCATTAATTTTCTCCTACTATATTTATTTGATATGGACAAACCAGTTTTAATGATACATAAAATAGAAAAAAACTTAATAGTTCCAAAATTAAAAGATTTTGTTCTAACTTTTGATGATGGACTTTACAACCACTTCTATTATTACCCAAAAATTGAAAAAATAGAAACAGAAAAAATATTTTTTGTATCAACAAACATTATTTGTAAAGGAAAACAATCTAAAAAATTCATAAGTTCCGAAAATTGCCATAAAAAAGCATTCGAAGGAAATTATGAAGATTTTATGAATGTGGACCAGATAAGTTATTTATCTACTAGAAAAAACGTTATTATAGGAGGACATTCACATTTTCACAAAAATTTGAATTTTTTCAGCAGCCTGAAAGATAAAATAGACCATATAAAAATGGACACCGAATTAATGTTGGAATGGTTCAATAAAAACTTAAATATTTTTCCGGTTAAGTTTTGTTTCCCATATAATAACGATTTAAATGGATTATATCAAACCGTCTTAAAGTCTTACGGTATTAATGAATTTTATGGTAGAGAGAGGGTTTCTATTGAAGGTTATATATCATCTTAAATGATTCTGCGTGATTATATCCAACTTGTTTACCTCTTTGTTCCGATAGAACTATCATACTTTTTTCTGATCTAGCATCAGGATAAGAATACGTTTCCGTATCATATAGTGACAATACGAATTTCTTTTTATGCATATAATACTCAACATTCACAAAATAATTTGGTATAAAAATAGGCTCTATTTGACCCATAGACCATTCGGTTGAAGCTGGTATCTCGCACATATAGAGTTGTTTTACCGAAGAATTTGGTTTAGGTCTACAGGCAACCATAACAGATTCGGAAACTATTCTATGATCTCTATGTATGTCCGATATATTATTCGTAAAGACTATCTCTGGCTGTATTTCGTTGATAACCAATTCAACATCACTCAAACACTTTTCTAAAGTTAAAGTGCAATCGGAGTTATTAAAAACTATAGGTTTCGCACCAAAATAATCACAAACTTTATAAAAAGAATTCAATCTTTTGGATTCAACATGTTCGTTACCTGGACGATTTCCTTTGCATAAAGATACAATTGTAACTTCATTATCTTCACACAATTTTGATATTGTTCCGGCTGGCCCAAAAGACTCATCGTCTAAATGTGCAAATATAAAAACTATTTTCATAACATATCTTTTATGATATCATCCAAATTTTTCTTTGGTCTGAAATTTGTTTTTTCTCTGAGTTTGGTTATATCGGGAATTCTTTTTTGTATATCACCGTGGTTTTTACTAAAAACTTTTTCATAAGGAATGTGAACAATTTTACTACTAGATCCACTTATTTTAATAACTTTTTTGGCAAGTTTGTTTATGGTAATCGGTTCATCATTTCCAACATTAAAAAGTTCATTTTTAAAATTGGTACATTTTATTATAGCATCTGTCGCATCATCAATATGAAAAAAACACCTTATCTGTTCACCAGTTCCATAAACAATTAAATCTTCATTTCGTTTTGCAGCTTCTATAAATTTAGGTAAAACCATACCGTAATCTGATAGTTGTCCAGGTCCAACTATATTGAAAAATCTTAAAATAGTATACGGCACACCACTAGCATTTAATAAAAATTCTGCCATCAATTTACTTGTTGCATATCCCCATCTTAACTTATTGCTAGGTCCTATGTTACTACAATCTTCTTCGTTGAAGGGTCCATTTCCGTAAATTTCACTGGTACTGGAAAATATTACATGCCTCTTGGATTCTTTAAATAATGGTATTAATTTATTAGTTAAAGAATTGTTATTGAAAAGAGTGCCTGATGGATCCTTATCAATATGTTCGACACCAACACTGCCCGCAAAATGAAAAATTCTATTGTGATCTCTCATATGTTTGAGTAGTTCTTTATCTTCCATTTTGGAAATGTCACCTTCAACAAATTTAAATAAATTTTTGTATTCAGAAAAGTTATCTAAATTTATTTTACTGGTAGATAAATTATCTATTATAGTAACTCTTTGTTGTCTAGTTTTTAAAAGTTTATGTGTTAAGTGCTGTCCTATAAAACCAGCTCCACCTAATATCAAATTATTCATATGTAATTTTCTTCGTTTAATATCCACTCATGAAAAGGTTTACCTTTATGTATTTCAATTAATTCTTTACTATCCATGGGTTCAGTAGGCCTAGGTACTTCGGAGAGAAAACCACTTTTTATTGTGTCCCATCCAGAATTAGGAAATATATTAACTGTGCGTTTTTTGGTATTTACTTTTTTATAAAAGTTCCAATATTCATTGTCTCTTTTAGAATATTTGTAGTGTTCGACTATAAAATCTGTAATAGTATCGAATTCTTCATTAATAAAAAAATTATATTCAGTTTCAGTAATTTTCTTATCTATATAATCACACAATTTTCTAAGAGCACTAGTTACCAAATATAAACCTGTAGATTCCAACGGTTCAATAAAAGATGAGGCAAGACCCATAGCTACAATATTGTTTTTTAAATGTATTTTATTTCTACCAGTTACCATCTTTAACGATTTTATACTCGAAGGTTCAACTTTTATATTAAACTTTTTTTCCAAATAATTAATATATTCTTCTTTAACATCAAATTTTCCGTCATGTACATAACCGCAAGCCAATTCATTCCTTAAAGGAATATTAAAACACCAACCATAATTCATTGCTTCTGCAACGGTATAAGGAACACATTGTTTTTCCCTATCTGTGTAAGTATGTCTAAAAAGAAAAACTTGATTATTTGGTATTTTATCCGAAATGTTTTTAAAATTATTTGGAATATAACTAACAGTTCTTTCAAATCCAGTGCAATCTATTATTAAATCATAACAGTCTTTTATATCATTCAATGTCACCTTTTCTCTAATAACAGTTAAATTAGAATATTTCTTTTTATAGTTGTCTAGATATTCCAATAGTTCGGTAACCCTAAAATGCGTAGAAATGTTTTGGTAATCAAATATTCTTTTTGGTATTTTATTAGTTTTCATTATTCTATCTTGACTGGACGAGTTGTGTCTAGGATTAGCAGATTCGAAACCAAAAGGAAAAGTAAAATCTTCTCCTGGTTTATTCCATCCTTTCAGATAGACTCCAAATTTTAGTGTTCCATTACAATGTTTTAATATATCCTGATGTTTAACTCCAAAATTTTGTAAAAATTTACTAACATCTGGTATAATAGCTTCTCCAACACCGATTGGTTGATTTTCTTTCGGATAAATCCAAGTAATTTTTTTATTAGGATAAGTTTCACACAAATGAAAAACGGTTAAATAACCTGTAGTGCCTGCACCAATAACTGTAATATTTTCTATATTATTCATGTTTTATCAAATTTCTTTTTCCCGAAGTAAATTGTTCGTATATTTCACCCAAAGTAATATATTCAATTTTAATTTCTGAAAGATTAATTAAAGCTTCAACGACATCATCAACATGAGATATCGGCCAAATCTGTGAGGAGTTTGTGGGTTTGTAAGCAGTACCTAAAACACACCTTTTAATAAAGGAATCGGTACTGGCGTCTTGACCATAAACGGAAGGTATTCTATAATTTATATAATTAATTTTAGAATGCGACAAATATATTTCCATACATCTTTTAGCAACATTATATCCACCTTGCTTACTTTCATTAATATCAGCAGCGCCAAAAGAACTAGCATTTACAAATAAAGCATCACTACATATATTCATTGCTTTGCGAGTTAAATCTAATATAGCATCCATAACACTAATAGTATTATTTGTAATGTGATATGTAGTTGCAGGACAAGCCAAATGATATATCCTATCACACTTAACTGGTGTAAAATTTTTGTCTATTAAAATTGGATTATAGCCTTGGCGTTTAAATTCTTCGACCAAATTTCTACCAATAAATCCCGTGTGTCCAGTTACCGCAATTTCCATGGTGCACCATCCCAACCCAATCGAATAAAACGAACTCCGTTCTGTTGTAGTCCTTCTTTTACTGTACGTATAAAACCACTACAATCGTCGGGAGTATATAACGGAATGTCTAAAGCATTCATCAATAAATGATCATCATATACGAGATGTCCTCTACCGCAGTATGAATAACACCCATTATAACCAGCATTTACAAATATAATCGAACCAAAATTTTCTGCCCAATCTTTAATATTGAGTTTGATTTGAGAGTAAGCTCTATAAATTACAAATCCAGCAACACCATATACTATCACTTTTTTACCTTGACTGGCAAGACCAGCTGCAATATTAACCATATTTGGTTCTTGTATACCGCAATTAATTACATTGCCTTTTGTGGGGAAACCCCACATATCTCCATGTAATAGATAAATGTCGGGATGTTTTAATTTACTTAGATATTGATGTAGAGTTTTTCTCATGAAATTCTTTTAACCATTCACTATATTTTACATTATTTTTTCTAATTTTTATTATACGTTCTGCTTTTATTTTGTATTTTTTTTCTTCTTGTCCCATTCCAGATAATATTAAATTCCAACTTCTGGCCGGAAAAATATTATTTTTCCTATGAGTTTCTATATTTAATTTTTTAAAATGATCCCAATATTCATTAGAGTTTTTTGAAAATTTATAATATGTAGTAATAAAGTCTGTAACAGCATCAAATTCTCTGTTATAATCATTGTTATACTCATCCACGGTTATTTCATTTTTTAACAGACGATCTAATAATTTAATACCATAAGTTGCAAGATATAATCCTGTAGCTTCTATAGGTTCAATAAAATAAGAACTTAAACCAATTGAATAAATCGACTTGTTTCCTTGTTTTCTAAAATGTTTTATATTCCTACCAGTAATCATTTTAACTTCAACAATTTTAGATTCGTCTATTTTGTAACCAAGTCTAGACTCCACAAAATTTATGTATTCTTGTTTAGTGTCGTAACGATCATCATGTACGTGACCAAATGTTATAACATCTTTCAATGGTATAGTCCATATCCAACCATGCGTCACCGCGGTAATTGTTGTATAAGGTTGTTGTTGATTCTCTTTATCGGAATATTCAGCTCGATAAACAAAAGCTTTATTATTAGGTATAATGTGTTTAATACTTTTGAAATTTTCTTTATCAGTTTTATTGATTAATGTTTTGGAGAATCCTGTGGCATCTATGATGTGATCATCTTCAATTTCATCAACATCTGTTATAGTTTTACGTATTACTTTTAAATTTTTAAAATTTTCAAAAATTTTATCCAAGTACTTACACAATTCTCTTACATCAAAATTTGTTGCAAAATCTGGAAAATCATCATTCTCCAACATATATTCTAATGTTTCGGGATAAGCTTCTAAAATATTTGGTGGAATTTGATTATTTTTTAAGTACCACTCCAAATCCAAACAATTTTCATCTGTGGATCCAAATGGATGAAAAAAAGATTTTTGTGTTGGTGACCAATTTTCAAACATTGCTCCAATTTTTAAATTTGCATTACAATGTAATATCATATCTTGAACAGATACTCCCAACTCAGCTAAAAATCTTTGAACTTGTGGTACTGTTGCTTCACCAACACCTATGGGCTGGTTGACTTCTGGATAAATCCATGTCACCTGCATATCAGGATATTTTTTGCAAAAATATAAAACAGTTAAATAACCTGAAGTTCCTGCACCAACGACTGTAATTCTTCTTGTGATTGTATTTTCCTGTAATGCCATTTTTTTATATCCTTTTCCATGCTTGGTATTCCATTACCTTTAATTGTTTTCATAATAAAAACTTTAGGCTTTTTACCAATACTAAAATTGTTCAAATCATGAAATACTTCCCAATTATATCCTCTAAACATGTCTACGATAGGATCAGTATTAATTATATCTTTTGTATACCCCGTTACTTGAGTTCCATTATAATCAACTGTTACTAAAACATTCTTTAAACAATTTTGTCCTATAAACTGTATTGCTTCAAGTGTTGGTCCCATTTGTAAAGTTGCATCAGATAGATTTACCCAAACTAATTTTTCTGTAGTTAGAGCTATGCCTGCTGCTATACCCAATGAATCTCCCATAGTTTCTTCAGAAAAATCTACAAAATCAACTTCACTCATTTTTAAAACAGGACTTAATTTATGTATATCATCCAAATATCCCATTTTTTTCCATATTATATAATAGGCTTGAGCTCCAAAAGGTTTTCCTATTATTATTTTATCGTCAGGTGTTACTAATTTTTCACTAAACAACTCCTCAATATAGTCCGACATTGATAAAGCTGAAGGTATATGAGCAACATCTTTTTCAAAAGAATATTCTAAAATTTCTTTTTTCATGAATATAAATCTCTTATATTTTTATAATAATCTTTAATATTGGTTATTTTCAAATTTAAAATTTGTTCTATTAATAATTTATATTTTTTGTAAGTTTCTGGATATAAATCTTCCAAATCAATAAAACAACCATCATAATCCAAATCATCGTAGTGTATTATTTGTGTTTTTTCTGTTATAGGCTTTAAACAGTGGTTGGCTCCTATATTCTGTTCAATTAATTTTAATCCAGAATTGTCTATTCTTTTGGATATAAAACTATCAGCCATTTTACTTTCTAAAAAACTTATATCGGAAAAATCTATATCATATAGAAATTTGTTTTTATGGTTTAATATCTGTATCCAATTATAATACAAATTTCCCTCTGGAACATAAGTATTCTTCGACTCATGTTTTTTAACCCAATTGGGTATTGTTTCTACTAGTACAATATTATCTAAAGGATCAAAATCAAAGTTTAACGGTTTTAAAAATAAAGTGTCAACATCAACGTAAACTAGATAATCATAAGAATTTAATAAAGTTTTGGAAAAAAAATATTTTGTATACAATCTTAAATAAAAAGAGTCATCACCATCTCTCTCGTTAAAAATATCAATTTCTTGAATATTTACATTTAATTTTTTTAAATGTTTTTTTGTTTCGTCACTAATAGTATTACTTGTAAAACAACCACAGTACACATCAATATCAGGTAAATGTTCTCTGATGCTAGTTGAAAGTATTATAGACAATTTTTCGTAATTTAATTTTTTTTTATTTTCAACCGAAAACACTATCGCATAGTTATACATGTATAGATTTTATTTCTCTTAAATGTTTTGGTAATTGATGTTCGAAATCAATATCTTCTAAATCTCTACCACTAATTTTAAAGTTTCTTACTCCAGCATCATAAAATCTTTGTAAATTATTGACCAGAAGATCACCTTGAATACAATTCGGTTCTTTTTTAATTGGACCAGATTTTAGTTTAGGTTTTATTTCGACTTGATAACTAAGTTCGTGTTGTTTTTCCCAAGGAAATTCTATAATAGAATTTAAATGTGATATTTGTGCAAAATGTTCGGAGTAAAATTGGCAAGTGACATTACAGTTGTCATTAACCAGTATTTCATATTTGGATGCGTCTAACTTATTTTCATACATTAGAGGTAATATATTATCTAAATGACTATATTTTGGTACAATTATATCATATTTTTCTTCAAGTTCTTTATAATATCCCTCAAAATTTAATTGATCGGTAGTCGGATGACCAGTGATACTATAAGTTAATTTAAATTCTGGAAAATTTTTACGTAAATATCTTCTTAATGTTTCACTTACTAAAATAACACCATGCAATTTATTTGGATTATTCGAATAAACCATTTCCAACAAATAATTTCCAACTTCATCTCCAACATCAATTATGACTTGATTGGTAAAACCTAAATCTAATCCAAATTTTTGTTGATTGTAAGTATCTATTATATTTTGAGTTAATTCTATATTTCTATTAATTCTGCCGCCATTCCAAATACAACTATTAGGCATATCATAATAAATCATTTGTAGACCATCAATTAAAGACCTATTTTTAACATTAAACATCAATATGTTTTTATATTTTTGTACAGCTCCTCCGACCTTTACTGTAATCATTTTACTTTCCTAAAAGCATTAATTTTGGTAAAGTCATTTTTGTTAGTTTATAATGAACTATACCAATATTAAAGTTTAAAATATTATTAATTGTAGTATTTACAAATTCATCTACAAATAGATAATTATCTTCAAACTCTATGTTTGTAAAATCATTTTTGAGCATTCTCTGTTGTATTCTATCGAAACGCATTTTATCAATATCATACTTATTATCGGATATAATAGTGCCAATACGTAATATCATCCAATTTTCACATTTATTCATTATATAATTTTCAATGTAAAGTTTACACAAATTATAACAAGTTGTTCCCGAATGATTTAAATCAATATCATTCACACCAGTGGTACTAGCAAAAATAATAGGGTTTGAATAGGAGTCTATTTTATTAATTGTATTTTTTACATAATTGTGCATAACTTGAGAATCGTTTTTATCCAAAGTAGAACCCGTAAACGTAGGACTGCCCATAAGAAAAAGTATATCACTACCATTCACATCTTCTTGCCATTTTATTTCTGTTCTTTCTCTCAATTTTTTAGAAAGAAAACCGTTCCAACCTGTCAAAGACACTTTCATTTTTTCTTAGACAATTGTTTAATCATTTTAATACCTCTCAATTCAAAGTTTGCAGCTATAGAATATCTAGGTATATCGGTTTTATTTTGCCTTATGCCGTGTTGTAACCAACTAGGGAAAAAAATTAAATCACCAGTTCTACCATCAAATTCAAAATATCTATTTTCATGGCGCCTCGATTCGGATAGTGGTTGTGTTTGCCAAATTAATTCAATGGGATTTCCAAAATATAAATTTCCCATTTGAGAACTTTCTTTTTGAACATAAAAAACAGCTGATATAATTGCAGGTCCATCAACATCCAAATCATGTGGTCTATCATGATGTCTATCATGTCTATTAGCCCACATACTTGTCATTTCAATTGGAAAATGATTGGAATAATTTAATAATTTCCAATAGTTGTTTACACTATCATTCATAAATTTTACTATTGGACTGAATACTTCTTGTTTGTGTAAATCTTCTCCTACTTCTCCAGTTTTACATTGTTTTTTTAAATAGTTCTCAATGTGTTCTATCACTTTATCTTTATTCCAATCGACATTTATTTTTTCAACTAAAACATTAATTGGAAACAATGAAATTATTTCTGACATAATTATCAATCCTCATTTGGGTTTTCTACTTAAGTAAAAATCGCCGCCACAATAATCCCAACGGCATATTGTGCCAGTTTTATATAATAAAGTTAATTTTGTTACCCCAATTTCATCATGTACTAAATTTGTATATGCTTTTTCTGGAGAACTTTCTCGTATGTAGTTTGTCATATGAATACCACAATTAAAAACATTACCATCACCATTAATTGTTATACTTTCATTACCGGCTGCACAATGCCAACCTCTAGCATCTATACCGAATTTAAATAAATCATTCGTGGTATACTCAACATCATCTATAAGATATTTCTGTTCTGTTTTATTATATTTTTTATAAAACTCCATATGTTTAGCTTCGATTTCTGGAGGGTATTTGTAGTGACAAAATCCATATATCATTTCACTATTAACAATTTTATCATATTTCAGATAATCTACAATACTACTATAGAACTCATCTGGATATATTTCAATAATTTCTCCATTATAAAATAAATGAGTTCTCTCCACATTCTCCAACATGATATCTAAATTATGAATCTCCACATTCATTTCTTTTAAAAGATTCCAATTGTGATTAAAATTATTAAATTTTTTTAATCTTTTTAATTCCAAGTAATGAAAGCTTACATTAAAAAGGTCACAATATGGTAGTATTTCTTTTAACTTTGATTCTTTTAAAGTCAAATTGGTTTGCATCTCATTAGACGCAATAATATTTGTTTGTTTTCCCTTATCATGAATATACTTCAGAATATCAACTATCTTAGGATGTGTTGTTGGTTCTCCACCATGATAGTAAAACAGAACAGACTTTAATTTATTTTTTTGTAAGAATTCAAATATCTTATCAATCGTTTTTATAATATCTTCGTATTTGTAATGTTTACCACTATGCCAGTGACAATAATTACATTTGAGGTCGCACGCTTCAGTAATTCTAAATGTAACGACATACTTAGACTCCATTATTGAACTGTTGTTTAATTGTAAAACCTTGTAAGAACATTTAGGCTTTATTTGCCCAACTTGCATGTCCTCTTTTTTTCTAACTACTTTTATTTTTTCCCAGTTGGCCATTTTACAATATTAACAGATTTGCTATTTAAAACGAATCTCATTAATTCTCCATAGTATTCATCATCTTTCATTTCTCTACCAGTAATTTTAAAACTCCTAACTCCATCTTTTATTAATTTTTCCATCGCTAATGGTTTTATATCCATACATTCATATTTACTATCTTTGTTGAAATCAAACTTAGGAAGCCAACATTCTTCCACTTCCTTACTATACGGTCTACCGGCGGTATTTTCATCTGCAATTGCCTTGAAGTGTGCATCCCAATGTTTACATCCATAAACACAAGTATCATTCAGCATTACTTCCCACTTTGTTTTGTCCAGTTCGTTAGACCTAGGATCAAATATGTGTTCAAACCTAGGAACGATCCAATCATAATTTTCTTCCAATTTTTTATAAAATTCTATATCTTTATCTTGTAAAGGTATGTTTAATAGTCCCATTCCAGTAATACTGTAAATTAAATCGTATAATGGAAATTTTTCTCTAACATATTTTCTCAAGTCATCATTCACAATAATTAAAGCATTTCCTTTTTTGTGAAATTTCTCCAGTAAATGATTTCCCAATTCGTCAGTCAAATCAATATTATGATTACTAAATGTTAAAGCAATCTTGATATTCTTACTATAATAATATTCTATCAAATTATCTTTATAATAAACATCCCTGTTTATTCTACCTCCATTCCATTTACATTTATTAATGCCGTCATAAACCACCAACTCTTTAGAATCGACTATGTTTTGACTTAAAAATTTTATTAAGGGAACAAACTTACTAAAAGCTCCGGCTAAAAGATATCTCATATTACATTAGAAAACATTTTGTTTTCGGGCACAATTTGTTGACTTTGATTCTATAACAACAGTTATACAAATCTAAGTTGGGTGAGTAGAGGAAGTATTTATCTTTATATAAACAAGGTTTTCCAAAAGTGTTAAAATTAGAATCTATCCAAAGATCACTTCGTTGTTTACCTAGTCTTTCAATATCTTCAAATTTAATTATTTTTCGATACATTAAATTGTTTTTTAAAGAAAGATATTGTGCGAGTAAAGTATCACTATGACCATCACCAAAGTCTGTTACTGGAGTTAAAAATAAATTGTCGTGGTCTAAAGATTTTTTTACTGCAAAATAATAATCTATAGCTTCTTTACCGGTGTACATCACATCTATAGTTTTAATATTAACTTTAGTATCTTTTAATCCCTGAACTATATCTTCTATAGACGTTTCTGTAGGATGAACACTTATATTAATTTTAAATGGATCTTTTATTTTTTGAATTGTTTTTCTACTATAACTACTGAAGTTCGTCTGTATAACAAATGGAATATTATATTCATTAAATGTTTTTATTATAAAATTTATTTTTGGATGAACAAATGGTTCCCCTCCAAAAATAAATATTTCTACACCGGGATATGTCTCACCTAATTTTTTTATAAAATCTTTTATTTTTTCTTCAGTCAATTCTGGTCGCATACTAGGATCCAAATTTGTACAATACTCACATTTATAATTACATTTAAGTGTAATTTCCCATTCAACAATCTTACTCATTTTTAATTTTTAATTGTTTTAAAAGACCATCACAATTGCAAGCTTTATGTGGACAAACCATAGGAACAGTTTTGGTTATATTTTTAAAAAAATCTCTATTGCTTATGAGATTAATATTATCAGTTTTTGGCATACAAAATTTAACAACGTTACCTCTAACGTCAATTTCATAATTATTGTTGTAACAATTCCATCCTTTAAAATTGGTTAATTTATCCCTAAATATAATATAATCATTAAAAAAATCATCATCATATTTTAATTCTTTTTCATACGACTCTAAAAAAGAAAAATATTCCCAAAAATCTTTTCTATAGTTAAACAATTTAGTGATACTATTACCATATAAAAAGTGTGGATGTATTTTTAAATTGGGTATTTTTTCCAAAGTTTCAAACATATTTTTTATTTTTGGCCATAAACTTTTATCATGGTGAAGCATAACATTCACTTTACATTTATAACCTCTACCCAGCATATGATGTATATTATTGAGAAATCTATTTTCATCCGTACAATCGGCCGGGTGGTAACTGAATAGGAAAGCCAGTTTATCATAATGTGGGTGAAGTGTCAAATCCTTTTCAGCATTTGTTACAACATAAACCCAATTAAATTTCTCCATTTTACTGATTGAGTCTAAAATATGGTAATAATAAGGACCTAAAGTTGGTTCGCCACCCAACAAACCCAAATTAAAATTCAAACTACTTCGATTTAAAGCATCCAATACAGCATCAATTGTTTTTTTACTAGATAGTTTACCCCATTCTTTACCATACTCATTTCTAGCGTAACAATAAGAACACTTGAGTTGACAAATAGTAAGACTATCCCAATGAATATTAATATGATCCGGATCTTGATCTTTATGATGTTGTATTTTGTATTTCATAATTTTTTAAAAAGTCCAAAGATGCCGTTACGTTTATACTTTTTTTTGTTCCAGGAAAAGAAATATTATCATTACCATCTTTTGTTTGGTAGTAAAATACTTTATTGGTCATTCTAAATTTCTTCGACTTTTGTGAAGCGTGATAGACCAGTCTAATATCATTATGAATATTGTTATCTATTCCAAAATAAAAATCTTCAATTACACTTCTTTTAAATATAAATTGTCCTAATTGTAAATGTTCTAAGTTTAATTTATTTAAAAATTCACATTTATCGTGTATAACTTCATCTTTAAACAAATTTATTATTTCAAAAGTATTATCTGGCTTATAGGTAGGACAATAATTTCCAGCTATAATATCAGCATCAAAACTTTGTTCGAAAAATTGCTTCCTCAAATAGTCATCATCTTCCAAAAAATAAATATATTTTCCTTTAGACTTAAGAAATAAAAATTCATATACACTTGATATATTATTAAATTTTTCATAATAATAATTTACATTAGTATTTTCAATTTCTTTTATATCAGAACTATCATTATTTACAATTACTTCTATTTTTGGAGTTAAATATGATAAAATTGAATTTAAACTTCTTTCAAAAAGTTTAGGCCTATTATGCGTAAGTATTAAAATAGATAAATCAATGTTTACCATATTAATCTTATCTTTTCTCCAAAAACAGGATTTGGACTAACTTTATCTTTAAGTTCATTTTCTATACCATCACATATATAAAAATATTTACACTTTGTACATTCTTCGGTTTTAAAGTAACTATAAATTCTCATTCGTTCCGCTTCAGAGAAAGAATGTTCTACTTTTTCATTGTGCGTATAATTTTTTTTAGTGTCTAATGTTCCACTATAAACCGCTTTATTCCAATCTTTAAAGTCATATATATGATGATAATGGTTTTTTATATATTTTTCTTTTGATGGCATAAAACAATAAGGAAAATATCTAGCATTAACTTCGGTTGAGTCCTTAAGGTCATCAATATAATTTGAAACATAGGAACAAATTGTTCCGTAATCAATAGGATAAAAATCTTTATTGTCTCTCCAATAATTGAGAGCAATAAAATTAACTTGGGTGGGGTTTAAAGATTTTATAAAAGAAGTGTCTATTTTATTGTAGTTTTCATGATATACAGTTGTGTTCAATCTAACTTCAATATTTAAACGGTGGGAGTTCTCAATAGCTTTAATTAAATTTTTAAAAGCTCCTTTTTTGCCTACAATTTTATCATGAACACTTTCATCCGTACAATGTAGACTAAAGAGTATCTCTCTTAAACCTAAGTCGAAACTTTTTTGAATAAATTCTTTATCACTAAATTTACCTCCGTGACTAAGGCAACTAATTCTATCAAATTTATTTTGGCAATAATTTAATATATTAAACCAATTCGGTTCTACACTACTTTCACCACCACTAAGATCGATTTCTTTTATGCCATAGTCAAGTAAATAATCTATTCTTTTGTAGATTTTATCAAGTTCATCTCTCTCAGACAAACTATTTTTATAGTAACAAAATTCACATTTATAATTACAGAGTTTACCAGTATCTAATTTAGCTCTATTGTTAATAGGTCTATCATAATCTATCAGTATTTTTTTAACACTTAATTTGTTCATTGATATAATTGATAAAAAAATCACCTTGTTCTAAAGATGTATTTTTTATTCCATCCTTTTTTCTAATTTCTAAAGCTTTATCATAATAATCTATATCATAAACAACTTCTTTATCATAGTGCATACACTCTAAAATAAATCTATTGGAACAATCTTTTTTGCCAGGTAATTTAGTATAAACATATGTAGAAAATTTATTCCACATGTCTGGGACTGGAACTTTATATGTTTTTATTTTTGTATAAAGTTCTGGTTTATTTGTAAATACTACTGTGTTGTTGAAAGAATATTTATTGGAAATTTCAGTTATTGTTTCTTCAGACATAAATCTACTAACATCTGTCAAATAAAACATTACAGAATTTTCTACATCATCATTTATTTTTTTAAATTTTGAATATAATAATTTTTTCTTATAATCAAAAACATTTATTTTTTTAGGAATATCATCATATATTTCAAAATCTTGAAATAAGTGACATTGCGCTTTATTGTTTATATAAAAGTCATAATTTTTTTCATGACATCTGAATAGAAAAAAATTATCTGTATATATTTCCGAATTATCAAGTCTTGAAGATCCGTCAACTATCAATAAATTTTTTGACAATAATAGTTTTGGAAAAGGATGGTATATTAAATTTTCAACAACTAGATTATCATATTTCGTGTTTAAAGCTATATTAAATTCGTCTATTGTAGTACCATCGGACAATAGTATACAAGGATTTAGATTTGTCCAATTTTTTATAGCCCAATAATATTCAATCATTTCAAATAAATGACCACAAATTCCAAATTTGAAACCAAATGAAGTAGTTATAACTAAATCATAGTTTCTCAGATTTACTAAAGACACAGAATTAACCGGTGATAATTTGTTCCACTGTTAATGGAGTATAACCTAAAAATTCAAAAAAGTTTTTTGGAATATTATTCGCAATTTCTAAATTTAAATTATTTTCTAATAACGTCATATATTTTTCAAAACCTTCATAATCTTTATAATTATTTGGTCTCATTCCAATTTTTAAATTTTTTATCAAGTCAAAATCCAAAAAGTTTTGATTTAACTGATCCATCAAATTTTCATTTATTAATTCTAATCTATAGTTTTCTTTTTCATAAAGACTAATAATACCATTATAATTTACAATTTTTTCCGGAAAATCTATCTGATTTTCATTTAGATGAAAATTTTTATTGGTTAAAAAATCTTCATATCTAATATTAAAGGTATTTGGTAAATTTTTAACCATTACCATATTTAAAATAGAAATTAATCCATTTTTTAACTGACAATCAGGATCTAATTGATTGCCAAAAATGCAAGCACTAGGATTCCTGAAAAAGTTTATAACTCTTACATTTTCTGTTCCTAACTTTTCCCTTAGGGTTTTTATACAAGAAGCAGAAAATCTTCCAGTCCATATGTTAGTTATACTATCATCCTTCAAGTCATCTAAAAGTTTTTGATACTCCATTTCATATTCTAAAGATTCATAATTTTCCAAAAAACATTCTTCACTGAATAAATTATCTATACTTGTTGTAGGCCAAGAATCTATGAAATGATGTTCTACAATTTTTTCATTAATGTCGTGACTAAACTTATCTATTTCTTCCAATAGATAAGTTTTCTGACCTTCGGTCATTATTAAAAGATCATTGTTTATATTACCCAATTCCGAGTTATTGCAATATATATTTGTTCCTTCTGAATCGAAAATTATGAATCCATCATTTTTATATTTTACAGTATAATCTTCAAAATTCCATATCTTTTCAGAATCTAAAATACTTCTAGCAATATATCTTAAATGTATACTTTTAGGTCCATTTATTAAGGTTATCAAATTTATCTCCTTAGATAAGACTCTACAATTTCATTAACACTCGTTTCATCATTCAAGTTTGATAAATTATTTAATTTTTCAATAATATCGTAAAATTCATCTTTTTTTCTTTGTAATTCTTTTATAGAATCTCTAAGATTAATATATTTTTCCAAATCATTTATTAATTGTATATCACCAGTTTCTATAATTTTTATATAAATTTCTTCCCTATTATGTTCACTAATAAAATAACCTTTTGACGTAAATTCATTATTTAACATTAAAAAACTTACAAAATCCAAAAGTTTAAAAGTTAAAAGTTCATCTCCAAAAATTCCTCTTGCTTTTAACTTACATGCATTAATTGCTTTTCCAGCATAAGTATTCGCATCAATACCTTCAATTTCAACTCTATCATTTTTCATTTAATTTCTCCATTATTTTATAATTAAAATATAATCTTATTACATTGGTGGCAGCATGATGCACAAATATTTGTGGTATAAAAGAATGTGTTATACTAGTAATGGATGCAATTAACAGTCCATTAAATATTTTAACTTTATTGAAAGGATTTATCATTCCATCTTCGATCAATTTTACATACTGCTTTTTATATTTCTTTTCTTCTAAAACATCTTTTTCTGGTTTTCCACGATTAAATGTTTCATCTTCAAACCATCGCAACATTAATCCATGATACATTGTGTTTATTCGTGCTATCACAAAGTTTTCTAAAAATTTTAAAGAGAAAAGACAATAAATTAAAAAAATGATGGAACACAAAAATAACCAAGATCCCAATCTTATTCCATGATTAAAATGTCTTATGTAAGACATATTGGTTTCTTCTAAATGATTTAGTTGAAAAAACATAATATTTTTAATTAGGAGTAATTACAGTTGCAGGTACATGCGTAATTACAGTTACATGTACAATAATTGCAATTACAAGTACAATAATTACAATTACAGGTGCAAACTTGCCCAGCAGAATTCAAAGCATTAATGAGAGAATTCAGAATTGTAGCTCTAATTTGAGTTGCTGGATCTGTGGTAACTGCTGCTGGAACACCAGTTGGTGCAGCAGTAGTAGGAAAGGTTGTTATTGTGGGACTATTTACTGTCGGACCATTAGGCAAATTAGCATTTGCACCAGACCAATCATTATAAACTTGATTTGTCCTAGAATCGGCAACAGCAAAAAGTGCTCGGATATTATTAAAGTCGGCAGCTCTAATGTTTGTTGTTGATAACGAACCTTTAGTGGCGCTGCCTCCCCTTCTCGTATTTTCTTCTTTTGCTTTATCAAGCAGCGATTGAAAAAACGATCTAGTTATTAAATCCTCTCCAGCTACAACATTCGCAAGATCATAATTCACTGCATTACTACCAACAGTTCCTTGTATAGTTATTGATAGCCTTTTATGTTCACCAGCAGGAGTTGTGTTAGTACCTACTCCAAGAGTAGTGTCAAACATTTTACCTAAAGCCATCTTATATTTCCTTTGATAAAAAATCTAAATTATTTTTTGCTGAACTTTTTGCTAAAAACTTTTCATAGTCATCAAGATCGGATGTTATAAAGTCTAAAGTTTCCAAGTCCGGCTCTTTATTACTAGATTCTTGAGTATTGTTATTTTGAATAATTGATAAAACCATTTGTTCAATATCAACACCCAAAGCATCACAAATTTGTTGAATGTAAACAGAAATATCAATTTGTTCCTTTTTCTCATTATTTTCAGAAATAGATTGTGCTAAACTCATAGCTGTGTCAAAACCTATCCAAATTAAGTTGGCGAGGCCTTCATCATATTCCGATATCTCTTTAATATTTTGTGAAATACTCGTTAACTTTTCAATTACAATTTCTCTATCAGTGCTCATATTATTACCTTTTCTTTAAAATCATGAAATTTCGGGGAGTTCTCATAATTACCATATGTGGTTACATTACCCTCGTCAGTAAAATAAGTTTTTACTTCCTTTCTCTCACCACATCCATCACACATGTCACAAAATAACTCACAAACTGGAACATCAATTATCCTATTTATCCAATCTTTCCTGAGACTTTCTTTCATGTTTTGGAGCAAGTCAATTTGAATTTTATTGAGAGTTTCCCACGCAACGGATGTTATAAGACGGGTTGGTTTAAAATATCTAATAATATTGGACATATCTTCATAGCAATTATGAACGTTTTTGTGATGTATGGTGTATCTTATCCTAAATTTCATTGCGTTTTTTCTCAAATTTCTGAAAACTTGGATCATTAAATTAGTTGAATCCTTGCCGCCGTGTGTGACTCTATCCGAATTTCCTATACCGTCAAAACTAACGTCTATACTTAACAAGTTTTTTTTATAAAAAAAATTGTTTTTTGTTTCCTCTATAAAACTTTGTTTTAGGTATCTTATGCCATTTGTGTTTAAATTAAAATGAACATTTTTCTTTTTTGTATAGGCATAATTCATGGCATAACAAACATTATCCCATTCCATAGTAGCTTCTCCACCAAAAAGAACAAATAATGTTTGACTATTGGGATCTTCTCTTTCTATAACTCTATCGATACTTTTTTTAATATCTTCTTTAGACAAAATTTGTGGAGGGCGACCAGGCAAATCTTCATAACAATATGTACAAGCTAAATTACATTTATTTGTGAAATATAATACATTTACTCCCGAATCTTTAGTTACAGTTTTATCCGTTTCATGTCCTACATAAAAATTTATTTGAGGATACTTTTTTTTGAAAGTTTCGGCGTTCATATTTCTTTTTTTCGTCTAGCACTTTTAGTTTTATCCATTGTATAGACATTATTAGGATTCATTTCTTTACGCTGTTTTGCCGTTTTGATTATGAATGACATATTGTCCAAAAATTTAACATAATCAAATTTATATTCGAATAAATGTCCTCTCTCAGTCAGTTCAAATCCTACATACTTACTATCGACTTTGGCTTTTCCCTTTTTAGCTTCTTCTATTTGTTTCGACAAATCATCAACAGTCAAAACTTTATTGCTTTGATGTTCAACTGGTTGCATCTCAACTTTAATAGGTATAGATACAATACTTTTAAAATTTTTCTTCATTAAATTTCCTTAGGATACATCATAAGTCCACCTTCACAAACTTCTTTTGGACAAATAACCTTTTTCGTAATATCTTTTAAAGATAATGGCATAATTTCGTTAGTGCAAACATTTTTAACTACATTATTTAATTCTATTTGAAAAGATTCCGGTAAACATTTATAGCCTTTGAAATTATTTTTTTTATCGTATAATAATCTTAAATTTGTAGTATTTTCTCGAAAGCCATTATCATATAAAACATCCATATCAATCATAGATTCAGCAGTAGAAGCTTCTACGAAAAAATCTTCTTCTAAATTACTTGAATAATATTTTGTGTCTCTTAAAAAATTTAATGTAAATTTTATATCCTCCAACTTACACTTATCAATAATTTTTAAAATGTAATTTTTATATTCAGGCATCATACTTATATGAACCTCACAGTTTAGATTTTTACACTTATCTAAAAAATCTTCTTTGTGATATTCGGGGTGAAAGGATGCGTAATATGTAACTTTCGAAAAACTTTTTATATTTTTATAAAAATTTTCTGATCTAGTTAAGTTAGTAAAAAAATAAATTTTAGTTAAATTTTCAATTTCATTTAATCCACTTAATATATCTTCGATATTGGGATGTAATGTTGGTTCCCCACCAGTCAAACAAATCTCAAAAGGTTTAGAAATAGTTTTTAATCTACTTATAATCAATTTATAATTATTTGAAATTTGAGTATTATCATTATAATCATAACTCAAATGTTCCTTTACATTACAGTAGGAACATTTTAAATTACACCAATTTAATATATGCCAGTTAATTCTAAGAATTTTATCTTGACTGGTGCAAGAAACAATTTTCATGTTAGTTCCTACACTCCACACCTTCATTTTCAACACCAACATTTTCGATATAATTTAAAACCAAATCTTGGAAAACTCTTTCGTCTTTACACTCATCTACCACTCGCATTGCTTGTTCATAATATATGTGGAACAATTCACAAATACTATCTAATGGTTTATTATCATTCATAATTTGAGAATATGTACAACCGGCATTACACACCTGTTTCAAATCACACGGTTCACATTTATCATAATTTTTTGGATTAAAAATGTCTTGATAGTACCTAAAATTATACTGTTCATCCATTTTCATAATTTTTTTGGATGCAAACCTAGCGCAAGGGTAGAATTCCCCAGAACTCATCAATACTCCACCATTAGTTCCAGCAAAACAACCAAAAGGTCTTTTACCTTTCACTAAACCATAGAGAATATCTAAAATAGCTAGTTTTAAAAATCCTACTGAACATGGTTTACCAGATTTTATCTTTTCTATCCAAAAATCTGCAAGTCTTTCACATTCATATCTAAACTGTATTATATCATCTTCTGTCCAAACATCATCACGAACAATACTAAAATCGGGATGATCTATACCCCAATCTAAGAGAAATTCAAAATTCTCTTTCATGTCTTTTGTATTTCCTGGCCATATCATGACCTTACATCCGTTTGTCAAATTCTTTATGATATCTTTCTTATATTCATACATCGAAAGTATACCATCAAACAATTCGCCTGTTTCTGGATTAGTATTTTCCAAAAGTGGAAGTAAAGGTCTACTCTCATTAGAACTCATACCATCAAAAGACCAAGAAACGCCAACACCATTATTTCTCAAATAATTAGCTTTATCTTGATCAATCATCGTTAAATTTGTGATGATATTAATACCTTTACATTTATCATCCGATCTTAAATAAGGAACAGCGTGAGTTATTAGGTCCCAATTTAATAAAGGTTCACCACCAAAAAAACTTACATGATAATCTTTATCACCGGACCTTTGCATTAATTTTGGCAGGTCTTTCATACCCTGATCAAAAACTTCTTTCGTCATCCAAGTTGGTCTGTTTGCCACATAACAATACGGACAACCTAGATTACACTTTTCAGTAACACTTACTTCTAATGTAAACATTTATTATCCTTATACTGTACACTGTTCAGCCTGAATTTTAATTACAGGCTTTTTATAACTCTTTAGTGCAGTTCTTAATGCGTGATGTACTATCTCGTTTGTCTTAAATACTTTACAGACTTGCCAATTTGCTGTATGATCACTCCATTTTTCTAGATATGTTTCTTTTTCTGATTTTTCATAAGTTGCCGCATTACATTTCATACAGAATTGACTGTCACAGTTCATACAATCTAAAGGTTGATTCTTCAACGCATCCTTATACATTTGAGATTTTTCTTCAATCAACTGATCCAAATCTGCAACTTTAAAAATATTTCCTAATTTATGTGAATGCGATTCTTTGTACATGCATCCATGGCAAGGACTCAAATCGCCGTTTAAATCAACACTTACGTAATTTATACCTGCTGCACATAGAGCTCTAGATTGTTGGAACCATCCAAACTTCTCAGGAGGTAATTTATTTTCGTAAATATGTTTAGCAATTTTCTTCAATCCATCCTTTAATACTTCCAATTTAGGCATAAATTCTTCTTCTGTCAATTGGCTGTATAAATCTGGTGTTGGAAAATAATTTTTATCCATTTCTATGACATCCAAAAAGGCTTCATAGATTAAGTGGAAATTTTCAGACGTTAGTACAGATTTCAGTGAAACATTCAATCCAGCTTCTTTAGCTGCAATATAGTTTGCTTTGACCATTGCTGACGATGGAGTACCAGATTTAGTCACTCTGGCGATGTCGTTTACAGGCTTTCCATCATATGAAACCTGCAACTTTAATCTACCGGGAATCTCATTGTGAATTCTAACCAAATCTTTTAAATATCTCTTTAAATACGTTCCATTTGTATAAAAGAAAAAAGAAAAACCAGGATCATGTTTAAATTTTTCTATGACACCTTTACAAAAATCCCAATTAACAAATGGTTCACCACCCCAGAAATAAACATCTTTTTTGGGATCAGAAATTTTAGCCATAAATTCTTCAACATTATCTAATGTCAAAGAAGTATTTTCTTCAAACTCGGTAGATAGTCCACATTCAAAACCTTCGGAACAATATGTGCAAGCTAAATTGCAGATACTTGTTACGTTTATATCTACTACCATTTTTTCTCCTTTTTATTTAAACCAAAGACGTACTAATATATAGTGTTTGACAAAACTGTTCAACAAACTTATTCATTTCTAAACTTTTGATTTAATTCCAAAACTTTTTTAAGTATTTCAACATCATAATTTTTAACTAAACACTCTGTGTCTTTTGGTAAACAAGGCCCACCAAATCCTTTTTTACCATCAGGACCAGGTACTTTGAAATGATTGGATCCCATCCATGGATGTTTAGAGAGAACAGTTATAGCTTCATTATAATCGACACCCATTTTTTTAGCAACCTCATACATAGAGTTCATAAAAGTTACCTTAGTTGCATAAAAGGAATTCATGGTGTATTTTATAAATGATGCTGTATTAATATCTGTTACAAAAATATTTTCAGTATCTACGGTAGAATGTTTTTTATAAAGTTCCAAAGCCTGTTGAGATTTTTTACCAGAAAGTATTAATAAGTGTGGATTTACAAAATCTTCTTTCGAGGTTGATCTTGATAGAAATTCTGGGTTATACACAATATCATATTTTTCAAGATATTGCGGCAAAATTGTGGACTTTACTATAACTATTCCCTGATAGTTCATCTCGAAAATTTCATTCAATACTGAAGTAACCAATGAATAATTAGTATCGTCTGTTGGTGTGGGGACACAAACGAATATTGCCTCTGGATTTAATAAACAGAGGCCTTTGACCGTTACGTGATTATATTTCGGATCACAAACGAAAACTTGGGTTTTGGAAAAGCCGTATTCAACGGCTTGTCCAACCATTCCATAACCAATAATTCCAATCATAATTTACATAATAACTACTTCTATTAAACCTTCTTCTTCAGTTTCTTTATTTTCTAAAGCAATAATTCTAAATGGTAAAATTACATTTTCTTTTATAGAAATACCTACACCAGACTTTTCAGATACAGTAATTAAATCACCCTTTTCACAAGTACCAATTATTCTAACAGGTAATCGACCTTTAAGTCCAACTATTAAACCATTTTTCAAGTCATTATTCATTACGTATGCTGGTTTCTCCGATACGATTCCGATGATAGCGTGTTTTTTGGTGTCTTTTGCTGCAGTAACTTCTTTTTTGCCACCAACCATCATTATGGTACCTGTAGGATATTTTTTATCGGACAAATATTTTTCAGCCAAGTCAGCGTAAAGGGCTCGCACTGCGACACCTTGAAACTGAAGTGCCCAAACTTCATTAGAAACAGCAACATCACCAGTAACTTTTAAAGCAGCTAAATTACTTGGGTCAGTTCTAGACGTTGTTGTTCCACCACTTCTAAAAAATACGTTCGAATAGAAATTTGCAAAATCATCACATCTTATAGTGTTTGTGTGAACAGTTCCACCATCAATAACATTTGTAGCATTTGTAGCACTAGTTGCCGAACTAGCAGTAGTTGCAGTACATGCTGATGATGCTGTTCCATTGATGTTTATACTATAAGTACCGGTTAGTCTACCACTCGGCACAGTACCAGAAGTTAAATTGGTAGCATTTAAATTATTTAAATCAGCAGCAGGAACATCCGCCCAAGTAAACTCGGTTCCTGTCCACTTTAAGAAACGATTAGCAACAGCAGGAGCATCAATGAATTGTGTTGCACTAGTGTTTGTTTGATATGGAATTTTATTAGTTGCACCACCAGTAATATTATTTGCTTTATTGGCAAATTCTTCCAAATTATGTAAACCATTTACACCATCTTCAAATTGCCACTTATCTAATGTTTCATTCCATTGGAATGTAGCAGGAGAGGCATTAGTTCCTCGATAAACTTGTATAGCAGCATTTTCACCTGGAGATGTATTTGGATTTAAATCCGAATTAAATACAAAATTGGAACCAAAATATCTAGCACTATCTCCGTCAAATTGAAGATTTGCAGTATTTAATCTACGGGTTATAGTAAGATCACCAGTAATCGTCTGTGTAGGAGCAACTTTCTGCACAGCATTATTAGCTGCTGCAAATGCAGAGTTAGCATATGCAGATCCAGAAGTAGCTTTATCTAAAGCTACAGCGTCTGAAGAATTATTAGCTTTAGCGAAAGCTCCATTAGCATATAATGATGCAGAACTTGAAGTATGTACAGCTGTAGCCGTAGAAATAGCAACGTCATTTAAATCAGTAGCAACTGTATTGGCTTTAGAGAAAGCCGCATTGGCATAAAGTGACGCGGAGTTTGCAACATGTGTTGGTGTATTTGCCCTTAAGAACGCACCATTTGCATAAAGTGCTGCAGAATTTGCTACATGCGATGGTGTGTTGGCTTGAATGAATGATGAATTTGCATGGGTGAAAGCTGAATTCGCATATGATGATCCACTATTAGCTGTATGATAAGCCGAATTGGCATAACTTCCAGCTATAACACCTCCCGCGGTAAATGCTAAATTTGCTTGAGCATAAGCTGAGTTAGCATAACTACCTGTTGTATTCTGTGCGGCAAATGCTGAGTTAGCGTACATACCCGAAGTCTGTGCAACAAAATGGGCTGTATTCACAGCTAAAGAAGTTGCAACATTTGAAGTACTTGTGCTGTTTATTGATGAACTTAAGAAACTATCATCCAAAATTCCATAGAGGGAAGAATATGTATTTCCTCTCGAAATAGTCCATCTATCATCAGCTTCATTCCATCTAATTAACGCATCATCACCTATAGGTCTTTCATTTCTAAATGTCGCTTCAGCGTTTGTTGGTGTTCTCTTATTTAAAATTATTTCACCAACTTCATACTCAATATCACCTAGAGCTGTCCAAGTTCCTTCAACAGTTAAATTACTAGTAATTAATGCAGTTCTTAAAGTAGTTTTACCATCAACAGTCAAAGATTCGTGCTGATCATTCGGTGCAAAAATTCTTGTTAAAGAACCAGTACTCATCCATAAGTTTGATGTGACATTTAAAATAGATGTATTAATTGTAGAAGAAACGATATTATTTGTTACAATACTATTTCCTGTAATTCTATTTGTGGAAGTTATATTCCATGTCGTTAAAGTATTAATCGAAGCTAAATTGATACTAGCAACATTTATAGTAGAACTATTTGAAGTAAGTGTTACTACATTACCAACCAACACCGTAGATGTATTTACAGTGGAATTATTTAAAATAGAATTGTTTGAAACTAATGAAACTACATTACCAGTCAATATCGTAGAAGTATTTACGGTAGAAATGTTTATTGTAGAATTGTTTGAAACTAGAGATACTACATTACCATCAATTATTGTTGCTACGTTAATTACAGCAACATTCGATTCTAAATTTACAATGTTCGCTGTTACATTGGCTATTAAATTTTTAGTTGTTAAAAAATTTGAAGTAGCGGCATTAGTTTTTAATATATGAGAATTTGTAGTAGTATTATCTAAAGTAATAATTCTAGCAAAAGACAAATCATCTAAAACATCAACTTTAGCATATAAAGCATATAGGTTTGCAGTGCTTACATTTGTTGAATATACTTGATCGGAATATAGCGTTTTAGTAAAAGAAGAACCTGTATTAATATAGGATACATTTCCAGATCCATTCAATCGTAATTTTCCTGTTGTTACAGTTAAATTATTTGCTATGGTTATGTCAGTATTTACAATAACATTACTGGTATAAACATTTTGAACAATTTGCAGGTCTCTACCCACGTAAACACTATTCGCCACGTTTAGAGATTGTCCTGGACCCCTAACTGATATTGTTCCACCAGCAATAATATTACCAGTTGCTGAAGATTGAATGCCTAAGAAAAGAGTATTACCAAGAGTCAAACTACTTTGAAATAAAACATTGTTAGCTACTTGTAACGGTGTTCCTTCAGCTGTTATACTTAATAGGGAGGTACCCGAGAGTAGTAATGTGCCTTGAGCTTTATCGTAGGTGTAGAATCCAAGATCATTTAAATCTGTAGCAGATTTATTAGTTTGAATTCTCCACTCATCGATAGTGTTAGTTCTGGCAATAATTGGTATTAGTGAAGTAGGCATCTCTAATTATTAATCCTTCTTTTGAATCAAAGTTTTTAACAACGATTTGATTTCGGTCATATCGTTAGATAATTCTTCTATTTTAGATTTTAAGTTATTTATCTCAGTGTCATTACTGCTCATTTTTTTACCCATTTTTTTTCTAGCTTCATTTTGTATGAGTATATTTTTATTTACAGCCAAAATGGCACCATTTTTCCTATCTTTTACGAATAAATCGCCTTCTACTTTTAAAAGATTTTCTTTCATATATTATCCTGCTGGCAAAGCAATTATTCTTAAATCTTTAACCCTCGGTATTACCGAAGGATCACGCGAAGTCATAACAATCTTTATTGCAAATGTTTTGAATGTGTCGTAAATAACTCCAGCATCAGAAGTGTAAGTCAATTCGTCACTTGTTAGAGAAGGTCGGTATTCATATTCTCTAAATTCAGTTTCATCTATTGCGCCACTAACACTAGGATTCAAACATTCAAATTTACCATAAGGTCTATCGGAAAAACTTATAATATCAGAACTAGATAAAATTTTATAGAAAACATGAATTTCTGTTCCAACAGGTTTATTGGCAGATAAGAATACCCTCAAATCACCAGCATCAAATCCGTCTGTCAAAATAATAGGTTTAGTAATATATCTCGCCAAACATGGTCCACCAGAACTATCAAATTCACTATTTAATACAATAGAGGCATTAGCTGTTACAGTTGAACTGTTTGATGTATGTGGATATGAAATATAAAAGTCATCAACATATCCTATACCAGATGAAGCGACATTCATTCGAACCACATTTCCATCTGTACTATTATTTACAACTATTTCAACATTTGCGCCTTCTCCTGTGGAAGAAATAACAGTAAGCACATTAGCATTTGAGTACTTTGCACCAGCTACAATAATATTAAAATCTTCAGGATTAATTTCACCATTATCAATAAAGTTTTCCCAAGTATTTACATATAAACTCTCTAAAGAAACTAAAGGAGTCACAGCATCGTTTGAAGTTGAAATTTCTAATCTTACTGTAAAATCATTTTTATCTAGTAACTCTTTTCTTCTATTACCTATAGAATAGAAGGTGTCATCTCCCATACTATAAATTGTAGACGGTGTTATATTTCTATAAATTGTTTCTTTCGATGAATTTACTGGTTTAGTAATAACTGAGTAAGAAATTGATATTGGAGAACTAGATTGTGTTGTAATAGACTTCTCCAACAATCTAAATCTATCAATATAAATTTTTGAATCTTGTTTCTCACTCTGTAATAAAAATGTTGCAGAACTTGTATTGAAAACACAACGATTCAATTCAAACATTAAATCTTCATTTAGATATGGAACATATTCCATAGCATTTTGTGATTTATACAAAGTGCCAACATAAGGGTTAACAGAAACAGTTTGATTAGTTAATGTTGTTTGTCCCTTTTCTGCTGTCCAAACAACATAATCTGGAGAATCAGTTAATATAACAACAGCATATAATCCTGGTTTTAAAAATACTGGTGAACTAAAAGTAAAAACATTTTTGGTAGCACTATCATTAATACTAGGTGTGTTTGAGACAATTATTTCACTAGGATATTTTTCAACTACAGATTCAGGATACCAATAATCAAAAGAAGGTGTACCATTTACTGTAGGTCTAATTTGCACTCTGACTGGAAGGTTTTCATCATCCTTAGCACTAAAGAATAAATTTACACTCTCCAAATACAATCCATGTGGGTAAGTTTGTTCATCCACAAAAAATGTTTGTGCTAATGGATCGACTCTCCAAGTGCTTGTTATTGTACTTGTAACTGTTGTCGATTGTAACAATGGTGAAGTAACAGTTCCTACAATTTGATTACTTATTCCAATATTGTATACGGTATCAACTAAAGAAGTTTTTGTTGTTGTTATACCTGATGATACAAAATTTTTATCGGCAAAAGAAATTGCATCTTTATCATAAGAGTTATTGAAAGACTCCGTTAATCTATAAACTCTTTCTCCACTTAAGAAAGTGGCTTGTGGTGGATAAAATATTCCACCAATTTGGCCAGCTTTATTTGAAACATTCGTTCCTATACTATAAGAAAATGTTTTTCCTACTTCGGAGGAAGGTATTGTTCCTGATACTGTAGCTACTTTAGTAGTAGTATTATAAGCAGTAATTGTGTAAGTGGAACCAATTCCAGTTGCAGGATTTACATCAGCGTCAGTAGTTTGAATTCTAACCAAACTTACTGTGTTGCCAGTAATGTCTACACTTGGAGCATCTGCAGCTAATGTAATTGTACTGGATGTTACCGATTTTGTATTTCCACAACGATGATCTAATACTGAACTAATAATTTTAGTTTCTTTCGAATCTAGACCATATACATATTTTCCACTCAATGACAAACTACTTTCATTTACTATAGAAACATTAGCTGATCCCACTTCAGAAACGGCACAAACACCTAAATGGTATATTCCAGTATCTAAAGCATAATTATCTATATGAGTTGATAATTCAGCATTTGTATTGGCAATTAAAACCATTTCTCCAGATTTAAATGGAGTATTCTGAGTTAAAGTAACTTTTGATGGAACGATAGTGTAGTTATCAACTAATGTGCCATCAAAATACGAATAAAATCTCGTTTTAGGTCTTAAAGAAGATCCTATAAAAACTATACCTCTAGGTTTTAAGAAAGGATTTATTGCTGTGTCTGTAATATAAGATCCTAAATCCTGTTTTGATGTTGACACACCAATCTGATCTGCACTTAATGTTGCTCCTGTTTTAACATAAACTTGATCAGTAGTGGTTTGTAAATTACCATTTGTATTTCTATTAATTTGTACTGTCTTATTTTCAACTGTGGTTTTTGTTTCAAACCAAGAAGAATCTGGAACTTTTGCAAAAGGACTATCTTTGTCACTTAGCCAAGTTGGATTCTGTTCAGCTACGTAATTTAATCTATCATCAACGAAATTAAAGGCATCTTCTAATCCTTGAACCGAGTTTAAAGTAACTTTAGCTGTAACACTAGTATCATGGTCACTCGTAAACTCTGGGAAAAGTTTTAACGTTCCATTAAAATTACCATAAAGAGCACTAGCAATAGGAATAGTTTTAGTTGCATATGGTTGATCGGCAAATTTTGTGGAAGTATAATTCATAATCAAAGATTTTTGAGTATTTGTACCCACAACCTTATAACTACCAGAAGAAGTACTTTCCGACCATAGGAGTTTAGTCGTACTCATTAAAGAAGCTGGCTTTAATTCTCCATCTTCTACTTTATTTCTATTATCAAAACCTACATCACCATAATTAGCTTGAACGCTAGTTGAAGTAAAATTGTCAACTAAAATTCCATATTTTGATCTTTCGAGTCCATTAGCATCTAATATTTTAGAATCATTAGCATTTTTTTCTAAAGAATTTAAAGAGACATAATATTCCAATCCTTTAATTCTATTTTCAAACGCACCAATGTCCCTCATGGTAAATCTACGATTATTTTGGAAATCTACACGAACATCTTTTACATTTTCTGTATACGGGGGTATATACAGGGTGTAAAGTAACATATCAGTTATATCATGTGGAGGAATCAAAGGTTTAACAGCAGATTGTCCCTCAATAATAGCCATCTCTTTTGATGGTTTTACAACTACTTTATCAACCCTACTTAAATAATTTTCAAAAGAAACTTCTGCAATTTCATCAGGATCCGGACAAACCGCTCCAGACAAAGTATTTTGAGCAATACCTCTAGTTGGTCTAAAATCAAAAGAAGCTCTTCCAGATAAAATTTTTCCAGTAGATTTATCGACAAACTTACTTATAGTTGCATATGTAATATCCGAAGTTTCGTTCAAATAAGAATCTACAGTAAATAATCCATCATTTTGAGGAGATGGTGCTGATCCATGACTCAAATAATTATACATAACATAAATTGAACTGCCAACAGGAGAACTAAATCCTCTTTTTAATTTGATTGTTGCGTGATCATAATGAGTTTTTCTTTGTCCGTTATCAAATTCATATCTATTAGTTACGTCATAAAGTGGATCAGTCAACATTGCTGTTGTAATGTTACCAGTAATTGTTCTCGAATCTATAATTTTTACAATTTCTAATACGTCAGGTACTTGTAAACTAACAGGAACTCCTGGAGTTTTTAATTTCTTAACTGTACCGGCATCTCCCGCTCCCGTTTCATTATCAAAATAAGTTACACCCAACTCTGGAAAAACATATCCTCCAGAAAAAGCAGTAGTTGTTCCAGTATTAAGTGAAGTTAAACCCGTTGTAGTATCAATCATATAAGCTACTTTTTCATGTTTACTTACAGATAATGGGTATAAAACTTTTGATCGTATAGCTCCAGTTGATCCATTTTCCGCATTATTCACTTTAGTTGTTACTATAAAATCTGCTCTAATACCACCAAAAAGTCCTGTGTTTGTAGGATCAAAATTGACTCTAATTTCAGTGCTACTTATAGCTGATACGGTATATTCATTATTAGCTAAACTTAAAACAGTATTTGGTGCTATACTTGGAATTCCTCCAGAAGTATCAGGTCGAATAAAACAAATTATATTATCTAAAATAACGCTGTCAGATAAAGTTCCTGGAGTACCAGCAAATGCAAAGGTGTCAGTGCCCTCCGGTGCTAAAGTAATAATTCCTGAACCACTTGATGTCTTATCGCTATAGACTTTTCTTGCAAAAAAATCAAAATTTGTTATTGTATCTTCCTTAATAGCGTCAAAAGGAACATCAAAAATTAATCCTTGTCTGTTAGGTTCAGTAATAAAAGCATACTTATTATCATCGTTAGTTTTAGAATCATCTGTTATATCAGCACCAAAAATTTTTGAACCACTTCTTTTTATTAATGATTCTGCAAATTTAAAATCCGAATCAATTGAAAATGCGTTTGAAGAAGGAACAAAAGGTAAAGCTGAAGATAACGTAATTGTTTTTGACGATCCACTCGATTCTTTAATTCTAACTGGTGCTAAATTTAATCCTGCTCCATCTTTAATACTAAAAAACATTCCCAAATAACTGTTTGCTGGAAGTTGTGCAAAAGATGAAGGTAAGACTATAACGGTATTAGTAGATCCAGAAGAAGCTACACTTCCTGTTATTGAAGAAGTATTTGCATCAAAAAGATTAACTGTAAACTGATGGGTTGTGCCTAGATCGGGATTAGAAGATTTGTTATATTTTATCATATTGGCACGAACTGTACCAATTTTTGAAGAATTATATTCTGTCGTAGAAGCAACACTAACACTGGCATGATTTGCACAATGTATATCCAAAAGTTCAAAGTTGGATATAACTAAGGTTCCATATACGTTTGCTACATGGACATAACTCGAATAATTTGTGGGTAAATCATAGTCATTAATACTAGCTGTGGCTCTTCCTCTAGACACTTGTAATTTTGTTGGAGCTATTGTTTGTACCTCATAACCGCCGACATATGCTTTACCTGGATCCAATGATGCTGTAAAATAATTAGGATCAACGTAATTATTATTTGATGTATCTACGTATTCTTCTTCTAGAGATATTACAAAAGGATCAACAGTATAATTACCAGATTCGTCAAATGTTCTTCTTGCTAAAGTCTTATCAATTTCATTGTAAATAGGATAATCAATTTCTTTTGTTTTTACCCCATCAACAATTCGGATAACTTCGAAAAAAGAAGATTCATCAGCAGAATCTAATGTTCTCTTACTCAATATGGTATTAATTTTAAACCTTGTTGCACCAGGTGCTTGATAATTGAACGAACCTTGTGCTGGGTCTAATAAAGAAACATCATCAATTTCATCAATAACCAATTCATCAAATTCAATACCTATTCTATAAGAAGGTTGTTTGTTAATTGTTTCTGTGTTTAAACCTAATCTATAATATGTTTCTAATACTAAAAATTGAGGACTAACTTTTACAAATTGTCCTTTAAAGTAATAAACACCTTCCTGTATACTAGCTACATAAGAACGTCCTGTAGCATTTGCATCTTCCAATTCAGCAAAAATATTTTGTCCATAGACTTTTAATTCATCGCCTTCTGCAAAAAAATCTCCACTTAAATATTTTACAATTAAAATAGGAAAAATTGTTGAATTATCTATAGCTATAACTTTGGCTCTAATTACTTTAGATGAATTATAAGAAACAATAGTTTTGTCCAAAAAGTTTTCCAAAACAATATCTTGACCACTATATTGACCCTTTAGAATTAGATAATAAGCTCTATCATCTAGGGAAATTTTACCTCCAGTTATTGGACTTCCATTTTTAAATATGTGATTACCAAACTTTTCAATTTGATTGGACAAGATTGTTTGTAATTGAGTAAGTTCTCTCGCCTGCAAGGAATATCCTGGGCGAAAAAGAACTCGCATAAAATTTTTATCTTCATCAAAATCGTCATTATATGGATCGTAATTAAAAAGCTTAGTCATTTATTCCTCTTTTAGAAACTTAAAATAAATCTAATTCTATCTGTTTGGTCTGGATCTCTAGTTACAGGAACTTTATTTGAAACAAATAATATTTTTCCTGAATATAATTCTAAAGATGGGTTTGTTACATTAATTCCTATTCGTATTGAACCACTACTCAATCCTTTTACTGGTTGATTGGGTGTAAAAGTTCCTTTTAAATTATTAAGGTACATAACATTAGTACCCTCATCAAATGAAATGACTTCAGCACTAAATGTGGAATTTTCTAAAGTGTCACCTTGTATAATAACTTCATCGTTATTATAATCTCCAACACCAGGCGACACTAAAACTTTACTATAAAGTGTATATGTATCAGCTGAAGCCAATGTCTCAGTATTATTAATATAAGGATTGTATACTAAGGAAACTTCTCTAAATTCATTTTCTGATGGAAAAATTCCACCAACACTACCATCAAAATCGACATTAAACATTACAGTATTTGCATAAAGTTCTTCAACCGGATCATAACCATGTCCATTTTGCGGAGATAAAACTACATTAGCTGAAGCACCAGTTCCTATGCCACCCGCAACATCAGTAAATATTAAGTTAGCTGTGGTATAATCTTTTCCTCTATTTTGAATAACGATATTTACTACATTTCCACCAACAACATTTGCTTTTAAAACGGCATCGGTTCCATCACCAACAATAGTAATTATACTTTGTGTTGGACCATCAACATAATTGTTTCCAGCATTTCCTATTCTAACGATATCAATACTTCTATTAATTGCAGTTGCTCTAACAAATCTATTATAAGCAACCGGCATCCAATCTTGATTTAAAAATTTTTGTTTTTGATCAGAACTTATAGTGTACAAATACTTCCATTTATATCCGTCAGAAGTTATAAAAAATGGTTCTTCTAAAGAAGTCGCAGATAAAAATAATTCAGGTTCATCCGTAGATGCAATACTATTATTATTATCTAAACATTTGAAAACTTGATTTTTAGAATTTAAAACATAAAATGGTGTTCCAATAGGACAAACTGTACAACCATATCTAGAATACACCGTTCCGGATTGCCAATTATACCTCGGAACCACGAAAGAAACATTGTCTAATTGAATTACCTTCGCTACAATACCCCTATTGTAATATTCAATCAAATCTCTGGTGGATTGTCCGGGAGAAACAGGAGGAGTGTCACCTTGATTCCAAGGCGTTTGTTTGCCAATAGTCGCAAAAAGATAAGACCTTCGATTTAAGGGCAAGTACGTATTCGCACCAACATCCAATAAATTTATGAATTGTTGTGCGAGTAAAGTAGAAAAGGTGTTCGTTATTATTGATGACATAGACTTATTTATCTCACTTTTTGTACAATTATTGAAACAAAGTTGTTTGTTGTTATTGGATTAGTGTCAACTAAAATGGTGTTGGCATTCACAAAAGAGACATTTTTCGTTTCATCAAACACCACCCTAATTGTCAAATCGGTGCTAGAAATGCCAAATTCTGTTTGAGCAAAAATAGTATTTGCATTAAATATACTTTTTACGACTACTGTATTTCCAGAGGAAAGATAGAGCGTTTGGCCATCAACCACATCATGAATAAAATTAGTTCCGTTACCAGTTATTACATTTGAGCTGGATGAAATATTTGCTGTACCATTTATGGTTTTTTCTAAATTTTTTAAAATAATTAAATTGCCAACAGAAACTTCAGATTGCACGTTTGGAGTTATTGACGTTGACACTATACTATTAGAAATATTACTTATATTAAATGTATTTGAATGATAATCTTGCGTTAAATAGATTATTTGTACATTTTGATCAGAAGCATTTTTTGAATTCGTATCAATTTTAGTTACAAAAGTTTTTGTTCCTAATGGATGTACAGTTTCTTGCAATGTTTTCTTAAATTTATAATAATCATTTTCTGTATTAATTATATACGAGAAGTTATGATATTTTTTATCATCTTGAAATTTTTGATCCGAACTTGGTTGACCATCGGTATTCAAGTAAATTCCAGGATATCGAATCAATCCATTTTCAAATTTGGCTGTTGCCTTAGCCTTACCATCGCCGTAGAACAACGAGGTCACAACATTTCCTGTGGTTAAATTATCATCAGATTTTATAGATAGACTAGAATCAAAAGTTCCTGTATAATTATAAACTCTTAATGAATTATTTGATGTTGAATATTTGTCCACATAAGCAGACCAACTATAATTTGTATTCGATGCTCCTTGATAAACAAATGTATTCGCTACATAAATTTGACCTTCGGTAACATCAGTTAATGATATGTCAGCATTTCTCAAAGAAATAATTGGAGCAGAAACATAATCATAACCGTAACTTATAACTCTTATACTTGATATTGCACCAATTCTAGTTGTAGAAATTTCTTTATTTAATCCTTCACCTAATATTTCGGATACTTTTAATACTGCATTTTGTCCTCCACCGGGAGAATTAACTGTTACGGTTGGAAGGTCAATCATAGTATAACTTTCACCACCTCTAATATAATCGGATGTTTCATTGAAAGTTATTGTTTTAATTCCATTATTTCCGGCATGTACAGAACTAACATTCGCATTAGCTCCATATCCTCTACCAGTACTACTAAAAACTAAAAAATCCCCAACAGAATAACCATTTCCACCATTGACTATTTGAATTCTACCTAAAGATCCAACTTCGGTTAATTTCCTTCTATTTAATTTATATACTGAAAGATTGTTTATATTATTTTCAAATTCATCAAAAAAAGTTATTGTGTTTGAACTTACGTTGGCTACAATTTTTATTTCTTCATATCTATTTCTTAAAAATAATTTTACTGTTTCTCCAACTTCAAAAGAGTTGGTTAAATCTTGAGACTCATCTCTCAAAACTCTAGTGCCCTTTACGGCAGTAGTTGAATTTATAATTAATGTATCATCAAGTTCTTCCATATACAAACTATAAATGTCCAAATCGGGTTGAGTTTTATACCCTCCACCAGAAGATTCTACGGTAATAAAAGATATGGGAAAAACATTCAGTGTTTGTTTCGTAGTCAATTCATTTATCGTTTTATTGTCATTTACATTATCAATTCCGTCAATAGTTGAAGAATAGAAAGATTCTATTGTTATATTACTTACGTTTATTGTTCTATATACTTTTTCATCCAACAGTAATATTTTAGCCTTAGCTTCAGAACCTAATAATATATCTTTAAATCCTCCAGTAAAATCAAGAATTGAGGAATTTTGATATAATGCGGGATCCCTAAATCCAAAACCTCCATTAGTAACAACAACATCGTCAACTGAACCCTGTAATACATTTCCAACTGTAGCTATAGCACCAATAGGGTTACCAGAACTTGGATTCAATCCACCTATAATTGTAACTGGATCTCCTTCATATCTTAATTCTGTATCATATCCATTGTAATATAATCCTCTATTTTTAGGATCAATTTTAATTTCAGATAAAGAACCAATTAATTTTGCGGTAACAAAATCTTCATTTCCATTGGTTCTTACTATAGTTGTGCTTACATTTTCTCCAGTTAAAAATAATTTATTAATATTGGAAATGTATAATTCTACATATTCTATTCCTAACTGTCGGTCAACCGATTTTATAACTTTTTCAACGATAGCTGTTGCTTTTGAATTTGTTCCGGTAATTTTACATTTTTCAATATCAAAAATATTGGTATCACCAGTCTCAACTCTTAACGATAAAGGTAATACCCATTTTCCGTCAGAAACTTTTAATATTTGTTCTTTTGGAAAATAAATTTCAATATCTTCATTATATAATATTCTAAATAAAAACTTTACTGATTCTGGTGTTCCTTTTGACCTATAAAATTCTCCTACATTTTTTATAAAAGTTCTTTTATCTAAAAGAATTTCTTTTGGAAAATATGGTAAAACTTCTTTTGCTATTTCATTTAAATAGTAATCATCGACCAAATCTAAATCTTTAGACTGTTCTAAAGTTTTGACTTCGTATAATGCATTATTACTACTTTCTAACCATTTATAGTATTTTTCTAAAAAAATGACAAACTTGGGGTTATCAGACCTAATAAAATCAGGTAGTTGACTTGAAACTAAATTGGAAACAATTAATTCTGACATTTTTTTATTTTATGATTTTTAGTTCAACAACAACACTGGTTGGATCCGTTTGATCGAAAGCTAACATTTTATTTTTAATTGATTGTAAAACTGTAGATTTTGGTCTAACATTTATAGAAAGTTCATCAAAATCATTATCTACAGAAAGTGGAGCAAAATTTTCTATTGTTATAGTGCCTAAAACGTAATCTATAACACCAGTAATACCTTCATTTTTTTCGGCATTTAAAATAACCTTTGTACTTCTACTTGTAAGCTCATCTGGTTTAAAATAGGCGATTCTAATTTTACCAAACCTATTTTCTAAAATAGACTCAGCAGTAGCATTTGTTCCTCCACCACCAATAATTCTTATTGCAGCTGTTGTATAACCAATACCAGGATTTATAACTTTTACTGAACTTAGTTTTCCGTTTACGATAATGGCGGCCGCTTTGGCTCCTCGACCATCTCCAATAATTTCTATGGTTGGTGTTGACGTATATCCTGAACCTGGTGTTATAACTGATATCGATTCGACTCCTGTAAATGAAGATGGAACTTCTTCAATAAAGCAGGATCTTTCTATTAAATTTTCGTCAAGTATATTAAAATTTGGTGAAGAATAAAAATTATCGAGTGTTGTGCCTCTAGACAATTCAACACCAAAATCTAAAGTATAAGTATTAGTTTGTGTTAAAACAGGTCTAAATCTCTTAGACAAAAATATTTCCAATTCGTTTGATTGTACAGAAATATCAGAATTATCAACATTAGTTCTTAATTTTGATGAACTAAAAATTGAATTAAATTTATTTAAATTTAAATTTGAAAATGAAGTTATCGCATTTGTAACTTTTGATTGTAGAGTTGATGTATTTAAATCAGTTTTCGTTGGGTCATAATAAACGGTAGAAATTAACTTAATGTAATTATAATCAACATCAACAAATTCTGGAGTAACTGTTAAAACACTTATGGGTTTAACTATCTCATTTATAAAATAATTTTTTTCGGTATCAGAAACTTCAAATCCCAATTTAGGTTTAGCAGAAATAAAAATTTTACCATAAACGGGAGGAATATTTTCTTCTCCACCCCAAACATTAACCGCATCAAACTGTGGATATTTTTGTTGAATTAGTTTAATATAATCATTTTTTGTTACAGCTCTATTTTGAGAGGTAAACTGTAATGGAGCTGCAAACTTAATTTGATCGACAGATTCCTTTGCTGCGCCGCCAGAAGAAGCGGCAACTGGGGTCACACTAAAAGTAGTAAAAGATGAGACTGGTGTCGTGGCAACAAAAGTATTGGCTTTATTAGCAACAGATCCGTTCGTAGAAAGATAGGTTACATTTACTACACCAGCGTCAGGTATTTTTTTACCGATTACATCATCACCAAAATAAATCTGATATTGATTGTTTAGTCCCTCTTGTAAAAAATAAACAGTAGAGTTAGCAGTAAGATTTATTACATCTGTGGCTAAACTATAAACAACCGAATCTGTATTAGATGAAGATTGTTGTACAGTAACTTTTAATGTTGATGTATCAATATTCGAATCTGGTATAGAAAATATTTGCTTTGGATTTGAAGCTTCAGAATGGTTGAAAGAATATCTATTCAAAGATCCTTCGTATATTTTTAAATTATTGAATACGAAATTTGTCCCAGTTTTTGTTACGGTAGTATCTTCTAATGTAACAAAATTATATACTTTATTATCAATCAATGAAGATAAGAAAATATATCCTCTTGGTAAAGTTAAACTACCTGGTGTAGAGTTTAAACTATTGATAGTAAAGTTAATTGTAGCTCTTGCAGCTGTTGCTGATCTTGGAACATATCCAAATTTTTTGGCATGAGAAATAACCGAGTTTCTTAAAAGAGCCGTATCTAAGAAGGATTCATTTGCAATCATGTTTAGATAATAAGCGTTATAATGTGTATTATAAGCCAGTATATCTAAAAGTACACTTAATCCAGAACCGTCAAAATCATAGTCGGTAAATTCATTTTGACTTTTTAAAAAACTTTTTAAATTTGTTTTGATTTGATCAAAATCAAGTTCTGTTACTCTTAAACGATCTGTCATTTATCTTACTCGATCTAGAAAAAATGTTATTGTTATTGGTTCAGTTCTGTTTATAATGGTAAATTCCATATCTATCGTAAAACCATTGTTGTCATAATCTGGTAAAGCACGTATTCTATAAACAGAGGCTCTTGGTTCAAAATTTCGTATTGTCTGAGAAATTTCTCTTTCCAATGCTGCGGCAGTCACAAAATCTAGTTGTTCGAATAAAAGTTTTGAGACATTAGATCCTATTTCTGGTTGAAAAGGACGTTCATAATGATTTGTTAAAATCAAGTTTTTTACAGAATTAATCACAGCCATTTCTGCTGTGTGTTTATTAACGTCTTTTTTTATTGGGTGAACATTGAAAAGGAGGTCTAAGTCCTTATAAGTTCTCGCAACATTGGTAGTAATTGTGGCCATCTATTATTTATTCAACTCCTAAAGAGGTTTTGAGTTTTGCGGTTCCTATTTTATTGGTAATTAGATTTTTTTCAGTACTTCCCGAGTTTTGCATTCCGTTTAGTATCTGAAAATCTTTTAAAATTTGTTGGGAAGCGTAAAAATAATTCTCATCTTCGGTTCTTCTGGTGTAAAGTAATGTATTTGCGGTGTTTATTATTACATTCATTGCATTTACTTGAGATGTTGTCAGTGAAGAAGGCACGGTTTGTAGTGAGTTTTTAGTATTTCCTATACTCCAATTATTAGCCGCCAATTCTTCTTCAATATACAAACTAGTAAACTGGTTTAAAATAGGAGTAGAATTTCTAACATTATCTGTTGTTCCCAATATAGTTAATATCATTCCTCCAGATCCGACACAATCTTGATAATTTGGTTTTATAACTCCTGTAGATGAATCAAAATAACTCTCTGAAACACCAGATATTCTATTTGTATGTTGTAAAAATAAATTTAATTGAGTTACTAAATTATTTGATGAATTAGCTAAATTTTTTATCGCAGCATTAGAACTAGGATAGTTTGTATCTGGACTAGTAGTACATAATGTTATAATTGAATTTAAATTAGAAGATATACTAGAAACATAAGATGCAACAGGATTTTGAAAATAATCAGAACGTGTCACCGCACCATTGGCCAAATCACTAGCCGCCCATGAACTTATTTTTATAGGACTTGTGTTTAAAAAAGCTTTAGCTCTGTCACTCAAATTAATATCATCACCAAATTTAGATGAATCGAAAGTAGTTGTTAATCTATCTAAAACATTTGCCATTATAAAGCTCCTATGCTAGGAATTCCAGTAACTCCTCCAGAATCTCCTGGATGAAAATGATATGTATACGCATGTCTGAATATCTGTATTGGTCCAATAATATCATTCAATACTGGCGCCGTAACTGAGGATAATGATGAAATGGGACCAGCAGAATAAATTCCTGGTGCAACAGCACCAGCATCTGGAAGGCCAACTAAAACTCCTGTGGGAGTTACCAATCCTAAAGCACCAAAAACTTTTTTACTCGCTATTATGTTTTCAGAACAAGCAATAGGTCCTGTGGAAGATATTCCTCCGTTTACAGTTAAATCACCTTCGACATGAACAGAAAAAGGAGCATTTAAATTAATTTGTCCTTCTATTCCTCCAGCAGTTATGTTTAATCTCCCTTAACATTTAATTTAGAATCACCTTCTATAGTCACAGAGCAATAACCTTTTATCAAAACATGATTGTTCTTAACAACTATTTCATAATTATCACCAATAATTTTATGAATTTCTGTTCCATCGGATTGTATCTCAGTATAATTTCCTATTCTATGTTGTATTCTCATTCTTTCATATTGTGGTGTGTCATCCATTTCCACAAAATGACCAGAATCGGAATAAAATCCTTTTACATGAGGATAAACTGAATTATTTGCTTGAGAATCGGGTTCATACCAAGTACTATCACCTTCGGGTTTTTTAACTTCTGTATCTGCCATCATTATACCTTTTCAAATGTTGCTTCTATCGCTTTAATTTCTGTATATACTATTGTTGTAATTTCTACTGTTTCTTTTGCTGTTTGGAATGTTTTTTGTGTTTCAGATATTAATTCTGTTACTTCAGAAAAAGATACATTTTCACCACCGGCACCACTTAAAGATATTGATTCGGAAAAAGCATCAGTCAATGAATTAAAAAAATGAGTTAAACAGTCTTGCAACAGAACCAATAATCTTGCGGGTAAACTTAATATCCAGTTTATTAGTTGTCTTATCTGTGCGGTAATTTTTGCAATCTCTAGTACTATTTCATTTATTACTTTTAAAAATTTCTGAATACTTTTGAGTGTAGCCGTTAAAAGTTTAACCGTTTGTTTAATCCACTGAGCTGTGGCAGAATTTCCATCAATTGCAAAAAGAGCAAGTATCTTATCTCTCAACCATTTAACTGCTGTTATAACTTCTTGTCTTTTTGTGAGAATTTTTAATCTAGTTTCATAGGAAATATCACAATTCCAAGTTTTATCATTATTTGATTTTTCTATAGCTACACTATCCGAAGGATCTATAATTGTACTCAGTTGACCAGATTTTGAACCATTAAGATTTGTTGATTGTAAATAAGATTCTTCACTTATTCTACCTTTCGAATCTATTGGTATTAATTTTTTTCTGTCTGGTATAGAAGGTCCAGGTTGTAATGCGTAACCGGGTAAATAAAAAGTATATCCTGTCCAGTTACCTATTAATTCTTCTTGTGTATTATAAACTTTACCAGAAGTTTCATCATATCGGCCTACTCTTGCATCCAATGATCTTGCCTGTTCTATGGAAAGTAAAGCATTCGGCGCATTAGAAGCTTGAGAATTTAGTTCTGCAATTTGTTTATCTATTTCTTGTATTTTAAGACTTTGTTTGTTTATTTCTTCTTGAATTCCTTGTTTTTGCGTATTTACTCTATTTAAATTTGATGTAGAGTTCTTATAAAGATTTGCCAGGTTTGTCTCAGCATCTAATATATTTCTTTCTAGTAGTCCTTTTCTGGTTACTAAATTATCTCTTTCAGTTAGTTCACGAGAATTCCAAACTTGATCAGCATATTGTTCTAATGTTAAATCTTGCTCATCTTCATTTCTATTTGGATACGCAATCTCAGCTAATTTTCTACCACTTTGTATTTGAGATTCTAATTGAGAAATTCTACTATCGTAAGATTGCCCACTTACTGAACCAATTGAACCAACATCATTTAAAAAGTTATTGAGTTCACTTTTTGAGTATTCTATAGCTACAGTCCATCCAGATTCGTCTATAGGTGAAACTTGATATTTTTCTTCATCTGCAATTAAATTTTTTAGTTCTTCTTCATTAGCTTTTTTGGCATTTTCTAATGTTTTCTTTTCTTCCTCTAATTGTGCTATTTTATTTTTAATCGTTGAATAATCTACAGGACTTTGGTTTAAAAATTTTTGATTTTCACTGTCATATTTTAAATAGAGTCTTGGGTCTCTATTTTCTGTTAATTTCAAATAAGGTGAAGGAGAGTGCCATTCTAAAGCCTCTTGATCAGCAAAAGCTCTCATTGCACTACCAAAAGAAAATTTATATTTTACTTTTATTGGAGTGTATATTTTTGGTATAGAAACGGTAGTTTGAGATGCAAACGCCCAAGGAAGGTTCTCAAATGGAGTTTTAATTCCAGTTATATCATGAACACCATAGATAAAAACTTGAAGTCGGGCTAATCCAAGTGGATCAGCATTATTGATAACTATAGCATCTCTTTCTACAACTTGCATAGTCATAGGATTATCCTTAAAAAAATATTACGCATAATTTGTATTAGTTACATTATCAACGCCGATCATTTTATTATATCTATCACTTCTATTTGAACTGTTTGTACAAGCTTCAAAAATAGTTTCGTGTTTATTGTCCGGTGTTAATTTGTGCCGTGCTGCGATGATCATATAATGACCATATAATGTTCTGTCTAAATTATTTTCTCCTGGAACTTTCTCGGAGAATTTAGGTATGTTTAAATATACATTTGCTCCTGATGAAATTCCAAAATTTCCTGGCACTACAAGTTTAACTCTTTGTGAAAAGAAGTTTGCAAATATAGATTCTCTCTGAAATAAAATTTGTTCATAATCTATCTTCTTTTCGAATTCTCCTGGACTATTTTGTTTTATTTCATTTATATTTCTAGATATTAAACTTGTAGGACCTTCAACTATATTTGATTCTGAAAAATTGTTTAATAAATCGCCTTCTATGGTTTTTAAATTTGCCACAGCAGGTCCGTTATTCCTAGAATTTTTTGGATGATTTATAGAATTGTAATCGAAATTTAATTCTAGACTTTGACCTATATTTCTATCATATCCAATAAATTTACCCGAATAAACTCCGTTTTTTATATTTGATAAAATATCAAACTGCTGTATAACTTCAAAATGTCTGGCTCCAAACATATCATTTGTTTCATCCATACGACCTAAGTTTTTAGGATCAAAATTTATATTTACAACCGATTCTTTATCTAACAAATTACTTAAACTAGCAAAGTTATAACCAAAAATATTTTCGTAAAAAAGAAAACATGGTCTGTGATCAGTATCAATTGCCAATTTTGTCATCCACATTATAGCGTCTATTGGATTTAAATATAATGGAACTACAATATCTCTTATTCCTAAAGATGTATCAAATTCTCCTCCTTTTATTTTTTCACTAGGAGTTTTTAAATAATCTCTAAGAATTTTGAGTGCAGTGTTACTATATGTGGTATTTAAATAAGCTTGTCCCACCTTTTTAAATTGTGCCGTAACAAATTCTTCAGAAATAAAATGTAAAATATAAGTTTCTTTAGTTTGATTTACTACATTTCTATCAGACTGTTTATAAATTCTAAAAATTCTTTTTATATCTAAAGTATCATCGTCAACTTTTCCTATGTGAATTTTTATAAAATCATTACCGTCTAATAAAAAAGAATCAGACAATCCAGACGAATCTTCAATTAAAATATTACCAGTTAAACATGGCTGCAATATTGAATCGAAAATGTTTATTTCTTTGTAGTGTGCAATAAGACTTCGTTCAGTTTTATCTTTGGCGACAAGGTTTAATTCTTTTATTATAAACCCAGTTGATATTAAAAAATTCGATTGCATTTTATTTTGTTAAATCTTTAAATTCTTTTTCTAAAAAAGGAACGAATTCTTTTTTTAACAATTTAATTTTTCTTTTATTTTCATTTGTCTCATGTTCATATTCATAATAAGTTTTTGTTCCTCTAGTTCTTTTAAATTCTATTTGAGTACCACCAATTAAAGTGTAATTATTTGAGGTTATTGGAGAAGTATTTGCGTAGTCAGGTTGCGTTAGAATTATCGTTTTTTCTTCAAACTCTTTAGTATCTAATATAGTTTTTCTCTCTTTTACAAAATATTCTTTTACATTTGATTCCGACCAAGAAAGTCCCGTAACCGAGGTATTAGAAGTATCGGCATAATTATTTGCAGAATATTTTGAATCGATATATTTGTTTAGTGTTGTATAACTCATTGGCCAATCTAACAAAGGATTTATAATATTATTAACCATTAAAATTATCCAGTGTCTTTCGGAAGAATCATAAAATTTGTCCGCTAAAATTTCTGGTGTTTCTCCTTCAGGAATAATATAATCATAATAAACAACAGAATTTTGTTTAAAATTTTCATTAAACTTAAATTTAAAAGTTAAGTTTGTTATTATATCTAAAGATGTTTGATCTCTATCGGAAAAATAAACAACCTTAGGAAAGTAATTAAAAAATTTTGACATTTATTACCTTTTATTAAAATCTTCTTTTGGTGGTAGAAACTTCCCACATCGCCACATCGTCCCTATCTCTTCCCGCAACTTCAACAAAAGAATCTTTTGTAAGAATTTCCGTTTCTTGGAAATTTAAAGATAATCTAATACCAACAGGCATACCAGTTTTTCCAATCTCAGGTTGTCCAAAATTGTCAGGAGATTCATATGCAGACCATCCATTTGGTGCATAATCTGTATCTATAGATGTCAAAACACAAGTTGAAATTTGAGGAATATTAGGATTTATAGAACCGTTGTAGTAAAATTTTATATCAAATTCGGATGGTGGCACTAAGAAGAATCCACCTAAGGCTCCAATTCCTTCTTTTAAAACTTCTGGTGCTTGATGAAATCTAAGTCTTTGTAATATTTTTTGAACTTCAACCGCTTCTTTAGAACTTCTTGGATATAACATAAAATCAAATCTGAACTCTCTAAATGAAGGAGACGAATATATCATTTCTAGTTGAGGATTTACAACTGCTCCAAATCCTGCGGCAAAAACTCCTGATCCTGCACCACCGAGAGTTTTTCGTAAAAAATTGTTTAAAATGAATGGTGTTAAGTTTTTAACGGCACTTTCAATTTTTTTCTCTCCTGATCCTTTTATTTGACTATAACCGGCTGTTGCAGCTGCCAAGTAAGCTAGAGGTGAAGATCCAAATTCTATTGTAGAATATTGTTGATTATTTGTAAAATTTAAAGTATCTGGCATATAAAAAGCAATACTATCCGTGGTTCTTTTTATAGTTCTCAAACCTTTTCCAGAATTAGCTAAATTAAAAATTTCTTTCGCAGAATCAGACAATCCTTTACCAAACGAATTTAATCCACCAGCAGCACTCTCAAAACCTTCTTGGAACGTTTCATTCATATTTTCTATTTTTGCATTGGCTTTATCAGAAAGAAAAGAAGCTCCTTTTTTAATCATTTCTTTACTTATTTGTGTAGGTCCAGATTCATTGACATCTTCAACTATTTGTGTAAGACCAGATACAGTTTGCGAAAAAGGATTGGGTGTTCCATTATACTTTTGATTTTGTATAATAGTAGGATTTCCATAAAAGTTAGGCAAGCCAACCTCGTCCTTTGTTCTATCAAATCTAGTTTTTTCTTGTTGATTAATATGGATTACCATATAGTGTCCTTTATCTAAAGAACCTATATCCAAAGGATATCTTAGTACATTACTCATATATCTGCTATCACGCAAAATTTGTTTTGTTAAACCAAGGGTATCACCATCACTCGTATTATTGATTTTGATTTCGGTTAAGTTGAAAAATGCCATATGATTCCTTTGTGAATATATAATATTTATGCCATATTCAGGAAAGTTTACTCCAAAAAATCCGACGAAATATAACGGAGATGCAACAAATATCATCTACCGTTCTTCGTGGGAACTCTACGTCATGAAATATTTGGATGAAAATCCTATGGTTACCTGGTGGGCATCAGAAGAACTGTTCATACCATATCGCAATCCCATCGATAAAAAGATGCACCGTTACTTTCCAGATTTTGTCGTAAAAACGAAGAAAAAAGATGGAACAGTGATGACTTACGTACTAGAAGTAAAAATATTTAATCGACAGAATTCAAGCATCACTTCAAAAAGAAGGTTACGCTTCTAGATCAAGAGAATCTAGAGACTGGTTACGCACGAAAGTTGCAAACCTAAAACCAACAAAAGCAAGTTTAATGAATGATATGGCGAGATTGCGTGAGCGTAGTATTATTGGTAGAATGTATTTTTTCTTTTACGATCCTAAGACAAAGGAAAAAATGAAATACTATGATAGATTTCCTTTAGTTTTACCTATAGAACAATATGCAGATGGTTTTTTAGGATTAAATCTACATTACATTCATCCCAAACAAAGATTAATATTGATGGACAAACTTAGTTCATATGCCAACAATGACAAGTTTGACAAAACCACGAAGTTAAAATTAACATATCAAACACTTAAAGCGGCATCAAGAATATTTGAAAAAAATGCTTGCATTAAGAGATACCTATTTACACAAATACAATCAAGATTTTTAGAAATAAGTGCTGAAGAATGGGATATAGCCGTTCTACTTCCAATGGAAGATTTTACATCCAAGAAAAAACCTGTTTCTAAATCTGTAGTTTTTCAAGATTCTAAGGATACATTCTAATGTCTTTTACGCCAACACTCTTTTTATCAAATATTCGAGCCAAAGATGGATTAGCCAGACCGAATAGATTTAAAGTAATTTTACCGATCCCTAACTACATAGGTAATTTTGTTAGCACAGGAGTTTTAGAAGGATTATTAAACTTACCAAATACTCTTGTTACTGACATTACAGATTGGGTAAGTTCAAGAACTAGTTATGAA